TTTTACGAAGTAAAATGACTTCGGACCCTTTACGGGTCCTCAGTTCGGGCAAAAGCCCTCACATTATCATTTTACGAAGTAAAATGACTTCGGACCCGTAAAGGGTCCTCGGTTCGCATGGCCATGCTCACAAGTTAAATTATAATAAAATTATATGTTTCTAAGTTATAATTTCTTTGTCATTTTACTTCATAAATTATAAATATTCTGGTGTAAATGAAAAGTAGAACGTGAGGGCTTTTGCCCGAACTGAGGACCCTTTATGGGTCCGAAGTAATTTTCCCAAAGGGAAAATTACAATTGTAGCCATTTTTCAACATTATAATACTTACAACATATCGCATCAACTTCTATATTATTTTCAAAAATATATTTCTTTATAGTTTCTATTCTTTCTACTGGATGACCCTGTAATTCTGGACTTACAAGACATATTTTTAATCCCCATTCTTTTATTTTTTGATAATTTTCTTTATTCAATGGAAATTTTTTAAAACAATCAACCCAAACCCATTTTACCATATCCTTACATTTTTCTACCATATCAAGTGGTTCATATTCAGAAAATCTTATAGCAATATTTTTCTCTCCAAATTTGCTTAATTTATAAATCATTGGAAAACTTGAATCCAGAAAAAAATAATCATCAATACCTCTTTCTTTCAATAAATCTAGAATTTTATGCTCAATTCTTTCTGATTTTATGTTTAAAATAATTGATTTTTTATTAAAATTTTTTAAATAATTTGAAAATAATTCTCCATCTGTAAATGGGTCATGTGCTAATATTAATTCATCCCCTTTATCTCTTAAATCTAATTCCACACCAAAATTATTTTCAACATAATTTAATTCTTCTGATGTATTTATTCTATGACAATAAAAGAAACATTTATTAACTGGCTTATCATCTTTGAATAAATTTAATTTTAATTCTGGCATTTTATCAAAATTATATTTATCTTCACTAATTGCAATAACATAACAAGAATTTATTATTGAATCATCTTCAACTTTAAATATTTTACAAATATAATCTTTATATTCCTGTAATCCTTGTATTTCTAGAAAATAAATAAAGTGTTTATCTTTTTTAATTGTAATATTTAATTTTAAATCTGGCTTTTCAATGTTATCAATAATTTTTGCAATTGAATAAATATTTGAAATTTTTGTATTAAATTTAAATAAAGAAATTATTGGGGGTTTTATTGCATTTCCTGGAATTTCATTAAAAATAATTTCAAAACCTAAGTTTAAAATAACTTGATTCATTTTTTATATTATATTAAGTTTTATTTAATTAGATTTTTACAAAAATTTATTTTTTTCTATTAAAATTTAATGATTGATATTTTAACAGTTTTTTCCGCTTTTGATATAAAAACATCTGAAAATGTAAAAAAATTTATTGAAAAAAATTCTTTAAAAGATATTCCAGATAAAGAAATATTTGGTGTTTTTACAACTATAAATCGTAGTCAAAAATTAAATTCATGGCCAAAAGATATCCATGGTTGTTTAGGTTATTGGGATGATAATCATATGTCTATTAGTAAAGATAAAATTATAAAAAAAATAGAAGAATTATCTTATAATACAAATTTCCAGGATAATCGTCGGACATATTTTCCAAGGGATTTAAGTCAAGATGCTAATGCATTTATAGAAATTAGTTTGATGTTACTACCTCTATTAAATCCAGAAACAGTTTTGAATAATAAAGAAATATTTAATAATGACAAATATGGTTTAATAGTAGAATCTGCTTCTGGGAGAGCAACTTATTTGCCAGAAGTTTTTCATAGCATAAGTTGGGATAAATTGAAGAAGTCATTATTAAATAAGGCAGGAGTATCTAATGGTAAATTTCTGGCATATAAAACTCACAAAATTATATGTCCTATTTATGATACTTTATTTTCCCAGGAATCTCAAAATTTATTGGAAGTTGATGTAGCTAGATTTTTTAAGGAACATTATAAGACTTTTATTCCGTATGCTTTTATTGATAATCATGTTGTAATTGATAAGGCAGAAGATGTAAGAAATTTGGGAACTATTGGTGATGTAATTCGTTTTTCGAAATTATATAGTTTTGATAAAGATGTAATAAAAGAAAATTTGGAATATTATTATAAAAAATTCAAGGAAAATCCAGAGCAACATAGACAGAGTTCAGCATTTTTACTGGAAAATTATTATATGTTAAATATACATCCAGAAAGAGTAAAAGAGATAAGTGATTTTTTGTATAAAAATATTTTGGTATTGGAGCCGAGATTTGAGTTGGGAGAGGTTTTGAAGGTATTGGCTGAGGTTGAACCAAGAAAAGATATTTTGGAGATGGAAGCAAAAAAGATGTATTCCAGGTTGGAAAAGATGGGTTTATTGGATGATGTTTTTGAATTAAACTGGCAAAGTCAGTTTTTAGAAAAATCAAAAATTTCAAGTAGAGAAAAAAATGCCAGGAAGATTTGGGAGGTTTTAAGAGGTATTTTACTGGCTAATTTAGATAATTTGCAGACAAATTTTTGGGCTGTTATTTATGAATGTTTAAGTAATTTGATAACGATAATTCAAGAGGATGAAATAAAGAATAGGAGACAAGAATATTTTATAAAATTGAATTCAAGGAAGGGTGAATATGGATTGTATTTTTTTAAGGGTATGAATGAGGCTAGAATAGATATTACTGGACATGTTATATTTTCTTGAAAAAAATAATTTAAATATATTAAAATTATAAATGAAAAATGGAAGAGTTATTCAAATTGTTACAAGAAAAAAATTTATATATAATTAATTCATATTATCCATTTGTCCCTATTATTGGAAAAAATGCATGGAAAGAAATAAACCCATATTGCTTAGTCAGAGATGATTCTGAACAAATTGAAAAAATATATTATGCAATGTTATGTCGTCCTTCGAAATTAGTTTATATTTCAATCAATGATATAGACAAAATATTATTTCGAGAAAATGGTGAAAGAGAAATCTGGATTTATAGTAAAAAATTAAACATAGTTGTTAGTTCAAATAGAATCGGTTTTCCTCAAAAAGTAATGCATCGCACATTAAAAGAATCCTTAAAAAATCAACCAATTTTTCATATAAATAAAAACCCATTAGACAACAGAAATTGTAATTTAAGATATCGCCAAAGTTTTTTCAAATCTATAAAAAATATGCCAAATTATTTTAATTCATGGTTTAACAAAAATAGGCCAGATAAAATAATATCCAAATATTGTATTTATGTTAATGAAAGTTGTATTGAATATGATTATTTTGTAATAGATAATAAACATCCATCATTAGTAAGAAAGGGTTTTGATGGTGAAATATCAAGTTTTAAGAGTTATAATATGAAAAAGGAGTTGATTGAAAAATATTTGGAAATTGAAAGAGCAATATATTATATTGAAAATTATCCAGAATGGAATTACGAAAAATTATTAGAATATATGAAAAATTGATATAATTTTTAACAATTATTTGAATCATGGAAACAACATGATATATTTTATTATATTTTTTACAATTGTTTCTGGTGAAGTGTTAAATTTACAAACATTAACAATTCCCAGAGCACTTTTAAGTTCAACAACAAATAATGAATTGTTATTTTTTGCTGGTGGATTAGACAATACTTTTCTATATTCTTATGATAGAATAGATATTTTCAATTCTTCAAGTAATTCCTGGACAACAGCATCTCTATCGGTGCCAAGGTCTTATTTAACTGCCACATCATTACCTGGATTATCTTTTTTTGCAGGGGGAACTAATGTATTTCTTGGAAAAAGATTTAATACAGTTGATATTTTTAATTTTAGTAATAATCAATGGCATACCGCAAAATTATCAAATGAACGTTGTTGTTGTGCATCAACTTCATTACCAAATGAAGGACTCGCATTTTTTGCTGGTGGATTTGATGGTAATTATTCTGATATAATCGATATATATAATTCAAAATTAAATAATTGGACTACTGCAAAATTGTCAGTCCCCAGGAGCTTTATCGGAGGAATATCTCTTCCAAAATATGGTCTCTCTTTTTTTGCAGGTGGAGAACTAAAAAACAAAGAATCATCAAATGTAATTGATATTTACAATAGTTCATCAGGAAATTGGACAATTGATAAATTAAATATTCCAAGAAAGTTTTTTGCCACTGCATATTTGCATGATTATGCATTATTTGCAGGAGGATGTTGTTCAATTGAAGCCTCAAAATCTATTGAATATTACAATGTATCTTCAAATGAAATATTAGTTTTTAATAATATTTTTGATATTTGTTTTAACAATTTAGCTGGAACATCTTTACCAGATTTGGGATTTGCTTTTTTTGGTGGTGGAAATGATTGTTTCGGAAATCAGATAAATATAGTTTATCAAGTATTTATTTACCAAAATAAAATATTTTATTTTCAACTTTATTTAAACCAACCATCAAATTATTTAACTGCAACTTCTTTACCAAATAGTAATATGGTATTTTTTGCAGGAGGTATAAATAATAATGAAGTAATTTCTACAGTAACAATTTTTAATATTTGTTATGAAGGCTCTTATCGAGATTTACTTGGCGAAAGTAAATATATTTTTGGAAATAATAGTTATTATTGTCAAGTATGTAACCCAGGAACATATTCAACAATTGGGTCATTTACTTGCAAACAATGTCCTCCCGGTTATGCTTGTCCAAATTACGGGACATCCCAACCTTTACCTGGACAAGCAGGCTGTTATATTCCTATTCCTGGAAGTCAAGAGCAATGTCCAAATGAATGTATGCCTGGATATTATTGTCCAGAAGCTTCTATTAATCAAAAAATTTGCCCACCTGGTACTTTTTGTAATATTTCTTCATCTATTATACCAAATTTATGTCCTCCTGGAACATATAATCCTTTTTCTGGAAGTACAAGTATTTCAGCATGTACTCCTTGTCCAGTTGGAAGTTATTGTAATTTGGAGATTGGGGCAACAAGTTTTTTGCCTTGTCCAGCAGAATATTTTTGCCCAGCTGGCTCAACTTTATTTATGAATAAATGTCCAGGTAAATATTACTGTCCTTTTGCTACAAAAGAAATAATAAAATGTCCATCTGGCTCTTATTGTCCAGAAGGCTCATCAGTTCCTCTTCCTTGTCCTTCTGGAAATTATTGCCCACCTTTAGCTGATAAAGGAATTGTTTGTGATGGTGGATATCAATGCCCGTTTGGTTCAAAAAATCAGACAATTTGTCCAGTAAATACATTTTCACTTGTTAGTTCTGGCTCATGCTCACCTTGTCCTTATGGAGAATTTAATTTAAAAGATGGTTCAACATCTTGCCAGGAATGCCCAATCTCAAATTGGAATATGGAAGGATGGTTTTGCATGACTGGAATTGAAAAAATTGTATTTGTTGGTAGTTGGATTATTACTGCATTTTCATCATTATTTTCTGTCTGGAAATTCTATTCATTCTTAAAAGAACGTATTTTAAGATTAAAAAAAGAAAATATAAAAATTACGTTGTATAACCTCATTTTTATACCAAAAAAATATTTATTAGAAGAATCTGATTACGAAGGAAGTATTGAAAAAAAAATAGAAATAATTAACAATAAAAATATTGAATTAGAAAAAATAATTTATACATTGAAGGAACAATACGTATAAAAATTGATATAATGTATAGTTGAAATATTTACAATCATAATATGATAATATTCATTTTGCTTTTATTTTTTGAGAGCGTTTTCTCTCAAATTTTAAATTTACAATCTTTATCACAACCAAATGCTGGTCTTTCATCAACATATTTAAAAGATACTATTTTATTTGCTGGAGGTGCCAACTTACAAAACATTGTATTTTCATCTGTTGATATTTACAATGTAACATCAAATAAATGGACAACTGCATCATTATCAACAAGTAGATATTATTTTACTGCTATAACATGTAGGAACATAGCATTTTTCCCAGGAGGTTCTAATATTAATTTCAATGCATTGCAAAGTGTTGATATGTTCGATGGCTTAAATTGGAAAATTATACAAATGTCCATTCCAAGAGCATATTTTGGTACAGCTGCGATTGATAATATAGGATTAGTATTTTTTGCTGGAGGACTAGATAATAATAACAATGTTATTCAAAGGATTGATATTTACAATATAAATAATAATACATGGAGTATTGCAAATTTATCTTTATCCAGATATAATCTTGTTGGTGTTTCTTTAAAAGAATTTGTATTTTTTGCTGGAGGTCAAGATAAAAATAGCAATCCATCTTCAGTTGTGGATATATATAATTCTATGACAAACACATGGACAAATGCATCATTAATTTATCAAAGATATAATTTAGCAGTAACAACATTACCTGGATTAGTATTTTTTGCTGGAGGGTGTGCAAATGCTGGTCAATATTGTGGTAGCACTGAAATTATTACTACTGTTGAAATATTTAATGCTTCTTCAAATAAATTTGGTTTTTACGATAAAATCCCTTATTTGGCAGTTTCAAGTGCAACTTCTTTACCAGACAAAAATCTAGTATTTATCGGGGGTGGACAAGATATTTATACAAATCCTTTAAATATTGTAGTTGTTTTGGATGTAGTTAGAAGAATGCAAAAAATAATTTATCTTAGTATTGCCAGAACACTTTTAACTGCAATTAATATTCCAGGAAAAGATTTTGTATTTTTCGCAGGAGGATTGAGCAATTTTTATATTTACTCAACTATAGATGTTTTTACATCTTGTTCATCAGGAACATCAAATAATCTAATAAATTCTAATATTTGTAATAAATGTAATCCTGGATATTATTCTCCTGGAAATCTTTTTACATGTAATGAATGTCCTCCAGGATTTTATTGTCCAAATAAAGGAACAATAAATCCCATCCCTATGCCAGCTGGATGTTATTCCCCAAATTCTGGAAATTTTTTTAATTGTCCTTCAACCAGTGTTCCTGGATACTACTGTCCGAAAGGTTCTATTAACCAAATAATTTGTCCCATTGGAACTTATTGTGATACTATATCTATGTCATCACCTAAAATTTGTCCGCTTGGTACATATAATTCGAACACTGGAAGTATTTCAATTAATGATTGTTTATCATGTCCAGTTGGTAAATATTGCCCAATTGGGACATTATTTCCAATAAATTGTCCAGCTGAATATTATTGTAAAAGTGGATCAGTAAATTTAACTGCATGTCCTCCTGGATTTTATTGTCCATATTCAACAACAATTTTAAATGAATGTCCTCCTGGATTTTATTGTCCAGAATCTTCATCAACACCATTTCCTTGTCCTATTGGTAGTTATTGTCCAAAAGGTTCATCAAGTGGTATTCCATGTAGAGGAGGATATGAATGTCCATTTGGGTCTTTTAGTGAAAGAATATGTCAAAAAAATACATTTTCATTACCTAGTTCAGGGTCATGTACGCAATGTCCTTTTGGACAATTTACACTTAAAGAAGGAGCGATTGAATGTGATGAATGTCCATTTTCCAGATTTGATTTAAAAGGGTGGTATTGTATGGGAAATATAAAAAGAGGGATATTTGTTATCGGATGGATTTTTACTGTATTTTCTGTTTCATTTTCATTCTGGAAAATATATAATTTTGTTGAACAAAGAATCCAGAAAATGAAAGATAGAGATGTTTTGATAAATATCAAAAATTTCATCTTTTTAGAGAAAGCAATAAAATACAAATCATTCATGCTTGAAACATTTTATGATAATATTCCATTAATTAATAAAATAAAAAATGCTCAAGAAAAACACAATGAACTCGAACAAATTGTTTTGGAATTGAAAGAAAAATTGATAAATAAATGAGTTTAAATTTTATAACATAAATGATACTTTATCTGTTATTAATTCATTTTGCTTATTCGCAAATATTAAATATACAACCATTAAGTGTTGCAAGACAACAAATTGCATCAACATCATTGCCTCAACAAGGACTTGTATTTTTTGCTGGAGGAGATGATAATCAAGGAAATCTTTTTAATGTTGTTGATATATTTAATATTACTTCGAATTCTTGGAGAATATCTTATTTGAGCCAGGCAGTTACTGCTGCGGCAGCAACATCTTTACCAAATCATGGTCTAGCTTTTTTTATAGGAGGTTGTTCTCAATATTCCCCTTGTTCACCATGTTCACAACTATTCAGCATATATAATGCAAATACGAATACATGGAATAATCTTCCTTATATTCCCAATGGAATTTGTGCACCAGGAGTAAGTTCATTACCTTTACAAGGTTTAGTTTTTGCTGGAGGTGGTTCTGATAATAGTGGTAATTTTTTACAATCTGTACTAATATATAATGCAAATACAAACAGTGTTTCATATAATTATTTATCATCACCTCGGTATTTATTATTGGCAACTTCACTTCCAAATTTTGGGATTGTAGTTTTTGCAGGTGGTTATGACATTAATTTCAACCCATCAAATATTGTTGATGTTTTTAATTATACTTCAAATACTTGGTCTGTTTTAAATATGTCATTACCAAGGGTTTACTTTGCTATATCAAATAATTTTGAATTTATTTTTTTTGCGGGCGGTTTTATTAATTCAATCGCCTTTACAGGTAGTATTGATGTATATGATATTAGATGTAATTGTATATATCCAAGTTTTGTATTATCTACTCCATTATATCTATTTGCTTCTACATCATTAAATTTTTTAAGTTTTTATGCTGGAGGCTTGAATTCAAATTTACCAATAGATACTGTTCAAATTATTCCAACTAATTATCAAACGAAACTAAAAAAACCTGCGTATAATTTAGCGGGTACATCATTGGAAAATTATGGTTTGGCTTTTTTTGCAGGTGGTCTTGATAATAATAATAATCCATTAGCAATCGTTAATGTATATTCTTCTTGTAATGCTGGTCTTTACTTTTTATTTGAAATTAATTTTTGTGCACAATGTCCATCTGGAACATATTCCAATATTGGTGCATATCAATGTACAAATTGTCCTCCTGGTTTTTTTTGCTCAGGAAATGCAGTTTCAGTACCAATACCAAGTTCACCTGGATGTTATATTCCAGGTTCTGGAGCTGAAGGTGATTGTGTTGCATTATGCAGCATTGGTTATTATTGTCCATCTGGCTCTTTTATTCAAACAGAATGTCCTCCAGGATTTTTCTGTGATGAAATAAAAATGAGTTCACCAAAACATTGTCCATCTGGAACATATAATCCTTATTCTGGAAAAACATCAATAAATGATTGCCAGATTTGTCCTCCTGGAACATATTGCAATAAAAATATTTCAGCTTCAAGTGCTATTCCATGTCCTGCAGAATTTTATTGTCCAGCTGGAACAATTAGTTTATCAACTCCTTGTCCTCCTGGATATTATTGTCCATTCTCAGCTCAAAATAAATTATTGTGTCCGCCAGGAAGTTATTGTCCAATATCTTCTTCTGTACCTTTTCCTTGTCCTATTGGAAGTTATTGTCCAGAAGGCTCAAATAAAGGAATACCATGTAAGGGTGGATATCAATGTCCTTTTGGTTCAATTGAAGCAAAAATATGTCCAAAAAATACATTCTCTTTGTTTGAATCTGGAGCATGTACTCCATGTCCAAATGCTGAATTTACTGATAAAGAAGGTTCAATAAGCTGTAAAATTTGTCCCAGCCAAAATTGGAATATTGATGGATGGTATTGTATGAATAATGTTGATAGAGCGATTCTTGTTACAACATGGTTATTAACAGCATTTTCATCTGGATTTTCAATATATAAATTTTTAAATTTTATTATCGATAGATATAAAGGTTTGAAATCAGCTGGAATAAAAATGACATTAAAGAATTTTATATTTGTTGACTTTACATTTAATACTAGAAGAACGGCAATTTTACGAGAAAATAATGATGAATTAATTAATATGATTATTATTGAAAATATTAAATTAGATAAAATTGTTCAAGAACTCAAAATGAGTTTGGAACAACAAAAAAAATGATTTTTTTATTATAATATATTAATGATTTAAAATGGATAAAGTTAAAGAAAGTTATCAGTTGATAGAAGATATTAAAGATAATATTTCCCTGGAGGAATATGAAACTTTGATTTCTTGTTTGAAAGAATATGAAGAATGCGTTTCAAATGAACTAAAAAAATTAGAAAATAAAGATTTTTTAACAATCTGGAAAAATTACAAACATGTAATGATTGGTAGAGCAAAAGTTGGTGTCTGTAATTGTTCTCCAACTGAAATTTGTGCAGCTTCATCATTAGTAAAACTTCGGAAGTGCAAAAATTTTTCAAGTTTTTTATTGAAAAATCAAATTATACGTGTTTTATACAACATGACAATTGAAATTGATTTAAAAATTAAACTTAAAATTATTACTAACAAACAAGAACTTGAATTTGTTAGAATGAATATCATGAATTTGATTAATTTATCACAAGTTTGCGGTAAAGAAGCAAATTCTAATATATTTGCAATTGCTCTCATTCACTTTGTTTTTGAAAACCTTTATGCACTTCTGATTGATAAAACATTAGCAAAATCTATTTGTAGATTATTTGACGAATATTGTACGAAAGTTGAATTTTTGGAAATTCTTGGAGAATTTGGATTCAATCCAGTTTCCATACGTCAAGACATTGCATTATTTGTTAGAGAATAAAAAATTGATTTATAATATTGTTAAATTACGAATAATTAAAATGTACAAACAAGCGCGTTTTTATGATACTATGAATGCTATTCGGGATAGAATCCCAGAGGAAAAATTTACAAAATTAATGGATAATTTTGTAGCAATAAATGATATTTCAAATGAATCAATTTTTGCAGAATATAACTTTCATGAGGAACCAAATGATGAAATGAAGAAAGATTTGGCAAATAAATTTATTGAAGCAAATCAAATTGTTTTGGAAGCTATACAAAAGTACAAAAAGAAGAATTTGAAAAAAGTTAAACCTTATTTGAGAGAACAGATTCAAAAAAATCCAGAAAAGACTGAAATATATGATATGGCTATTCGTTTTTTTAAAAAAATTGCAAAAGGAGAATATAATGATTCTTCTGATGAAGAAGAATCTGAGGAATTAAAAAAATGTTCTTGTGACGAAAATGAAATATGTTGGGGAAGAAATATTTTTGGTATATGTGATTGTAGACATTATCCAGAATTTATTAAAACAAATCCTCATATCGCTCTATTTTATGAAGACAAAAAAATAGAATATACCAAAGAACCAATAATGTATCCCAGAGAAAATTTCCAAGATATTTGTAAAAACTTTGTTATATTAAACAAAATGAATAATATAATAAATGATTGTGAATATGATTTAAAAATTAAATTAGCAATTACATCTGCATTATTTGATTATTCAATGAGAAATTTATTTCATTTAAAAATGCAACCAAAAGAAACAATTTTTGATATTTTTCAAATTCAAGGATTACTTCAAAATGATGATGTTATTGAATTTTTCAAAAAACAAGAATTTGACCCAAATATATGGATAAAAGCATTTAAAAATAAATTTGTTTTTACTGGAATGCCAGTTTATATTGGTTCAGGTGATATTGAAGAATTATTTCAAGAAATGTAATTTTATAAATTATTTAGCAAAACACATAAAAAACAATACAACAATTGCAATTGATTTAATAGTTTCTATGTAACCGTCCACTTTCAATATTTTGATTTCTTCTTTCATTGCAGTAACTTGCTTTGTCAATTCTGTAATCTGTTCATAAGCCTTTCTCTGCGATTCTTTCAGATTATCATTCACTTTTGTTAAATTTGAAATTTTAGTTTCATAATATTTTTCATAGATAAATTCAAGAATATTGAAATTATTGACTTCCTTTGCGATATCAATACAAGACTTTCTATCTTTGTTTAAAATTGTAAAATCAATTGTAGCAATGTTATACAACTTCTTGATTAAATCGTATTCATTATTTTTGATAAGAATATGGATTGGATGGTTTATGCCATCCATGAAGTTTTCATCATACATAAATGACATGTTCTTATCATTAATAAATTGCTTTATTAAAGCGACATAATCTTTTTCAGATGACACACTCAAGAAATTATCCAATTCTTTTTCAAGCTCAGGGTCCTTATCAGAAGAAATATTTACTGGATTAGTAGTTTTGCCACCGATTTCTTTCATAACTTCTTCTTTGGTTTTTAAAGACCAAATAAGATAATGTTTATCATCTTTGACAACACGATAAATGTTGTTGTATTCTCCTTCAATAGTTAAAAAGGTAACTTTGAGCCGACTGATTAAATCTTTTTTCAAATCCAAACGCCTGAATTCATCAAATTTTTCATAAAGTGCTGAATGAAGTTCTCTAATTGTAAAAAACTGGTCATGGTTGATTGTCAACAAGTCAATAATCTTGTCTGGCAGATTGAATCTATCAATTTCACTGTTCATGTTTGAAATATAACTGCTAAATGTTTTCAATAAATTTAAATCAATTTTTTTAGGTTTGAAATGTTGTAAGTAATATATTTTTAATTTCATTGGATGTTAAACTTTCATTTGTTTTTATTTTATCAATAACTTCTCTATCAATTAAATCTGGATGAACATACCAATCTTCAAATGGTTTATAATCATTTTCCCAGAATACTTTTACATTTGGAAAAACAAGTTCGTAGCCTCTTTGTTTGAAAATATTTCTGGAAATATTTTGAGTGTCGAAGTAATTACCGGTATAAATATCATGTTCGAATGTAATAGTTGAAAATTTATATTTATCAAAAACTGTATTATTAAGTAAAATTAATGTATCTAATGTAGAACGATTGTTAACATCCAAGTCAATTTGTAAATAATCCATGTTTGATGGGAAATTATTATTATCCAGAATCTCTCTGTAATCAACATTACGTGCATCATTTATAATAAATTGAATTTGGTCTATAGATTTTATATTGTTCAATAAAAGAATTATCATATTCTACTAAAATTCCTTTCCATCCGAAATCTTTTTCAAGTAAATATGAATTATTATGTGTAATTGGATGATTTGAACCAATTTCTAAAAAATACCCATTTTTTTTATTACACACTTTACTTGCGAATATATCTTGTCCAGCTTGTCCATATGAATTCATAATTTATGTAAATATTTTATTTTACAACGTAATGCAAAAATTGATTTAAAAAATTATAAAATTCTTTATTATATATTCAAATGTCACGTTACTCTGGATTTTTCGGTAGTTCAACTACCACTACTACAAACCCTGTTCTTAGGGTAGAAAGATATACAATTGAAGATTTATATGCAGCGATTATTGATAATAACGAAAAACTTGTAATGGAAATTCTTATTTCTGGAACAATTTCTGTCAATCAAACAATTGATAGAGACCCATATAGAAATACACTTTTACATACTGCAATTGACATGGGTAATGTGAAAATTATTCAGAAATTGATTGATATGGGAGCTGATTTACGCATTAGAAATAAGAAAGGAGAGAGTTCTGCTGATAAATTATCAAAAAGTCATCTTGGAGAAGTTATTCAATATATTTATGATAAGGATTCAGGGAAGGTTGAAGAATTAAAGAAAGAAATTAAAGAAAAGGATGGAAGAATACGAGTTCTTGAAGAGAATGTTACGACATTGGAAAGTTCAAACAAGCGAATTTATAGTGAAAAACAAAATTTGGAAGTTGAAGTTATCCAACTACGCAAAAGAAAAATTGAACTTGAAGATACGAATTCCATGCTTAGACAGGCTACAAAGAAACCGAAGAATTAGTTTGCTTAAGTAGTAAAATGTTACCAATATTTTTACTTATTATAAATCCATTTTTTTCCCAAAATTTAAGTGCAATAGTATTATTTTTTTTTACATAGCAATAGTAATCATTTCGTTTTTGTTTTAGAAGAGATATAACCAATGTTCCAAGCTTCATTTTTCTGAATTTTTCTTCAATAAAAAATTTTTGTATTCTATTTCCTTGATATAAATTGTAAAATCCAGCAAAATTATTATCAATTAAAATTTCATAAAACTTATGTTCCTTACTATTTTTATATTTTTTTATATCATATCCAGGAAAAACTCTGGATATTGATTTATTGTTATAATTATTCACATTTATTTCTCTAATTTCCATAATATATTCCATAAAAAAATTGAAAAAATAATTACGTAATTATTGTGTAAATAACAATGGAAAAGTTAAAAATTTTACTTTTACAAAAAAACTTAAAAGTATTATGTTACTTTTCTGGACATAGTACTATTTCAAAAAATAGTTCAGAAGAAAAAAATCCGTATTGTTTCGTTCAAGATTTAGATAATCCAGATGAACCTTCTTTTTATGTAATGTATTGTGAGCCAGGAATTTTAACGTATATTTCAGAAGAAGATATTTTCAAATTATTGTATAAAAAAAATGGCTCCAAAGAAACCTGGACTTTGCTTAAAAAACAAAATCTAATTGGTTCAACAAAAATTAAAGAGAAAAATAAAATAACATTAATGCACCATAGAATTATGGACGTAGAAGATGATGTTGATAGAGTCGTTATACATTTGAATTCTAATAATTTAGACAATAGAAGAAACAATTTAATTGTTAAAAAGATTGAGAATGATACGAGAAAATATTTGGAAAAGATGTTGGAATGGTTGAAAGAGAATCGTAATCTTGATAGGATGCCAACTTATTTGGGTATTCGTTTTAGAAAAAACAAGTTATATTTTTATATAAGTCATTATCATCCAATTTTGAAAAAAAAAGGATGCAGAACTGGAATTTATTCAAATAAATTTTTTACTTTGGAGGAAATGATTTATATGTATATTCAAATGGAGAAAGGATTTTATTTTTTAGATAGTGTAAAAAATATGAATACTTCTGAATGGTCTATGAACCACTTAAAACGATATATATGTAATTAAAGAATTTTTGCATAATAATTATAAAATGATAATCGGTTTTGCTGGTAAAAAAGGTTCTGGAAAGGATACTTTGGGAAATTATTTAATTGAAAAATATAAATTTGAGAGATATGCGTTTGGGGACCCAGTAAAAGAAGTTTGTCGAATTTTATTTGGATTTAATGACCAACAACTATATGGTGATAAAAAGGAAGAAATTGATATTTCTTTAGGTATAAAACCTAGAGAGGCGTTTCAGAAGATTGGGACCGATTTTGGTAGAAAAATATTTCATGAGTTATTTCCGGGAATTTTGATTCCAGAGGGACAGCTCTGGATTAATATTTTTACAAATAATTGTAATCATAGAAATGTTGTATTAACTGATATAAGATTCCAGAATGAAGCAGATGCAATTAAAGAATTAGGTGGTTTTATAATTTATATTGATTCAAAATATTGTTTGGATGATAATCATGAATCGGAACAGATAAATGTTGAATATGATTTTGTTGTAAAAAATCATGGAACAAAGGATGAATTGTTTCAAAACTTTGATAATATTTTTTCTCTTATAATTTAATGTTACCAAAGAATATTTATTGTTTATTAAAAGAAGACCCTTGTTTATCGACTCTCGTTTATTTAATTGATTATGCTGGATTGAAAAATGAAATTTGTAGATTTTCATGTACAACTATGTTTGCACCAAATAATAATGCATTTAAAAAACTTCCAAAATCGTTGATAGATTATTTATTAAGTCCTCAGGGACATGAAGATTTGGTGAGTGTTTTGTTGTATCATTTGACGTCTGGGAAAAAATATACAAATGAGTTAAGGAATTGTCAGATGTTGCAGATGTATAATCAGTTGGATACGTGGGTTATAAAGAAAAATGGACAAGTGTATATAAAAGATGGAAAGTGTAATTTGTCAAGAATTTACAGTGCTAATAATGAAACGGAGAATGGTTCATTGGTTGATAAAGTGTGTGAAGTGTTAATTCCAGGAAATCCGATTTGCGTAAAATAAAAATAAAATATTGGTAAAATTATGGTGACTTGTGATTGTTCATGTAAAATTATTAAAGGAAAAAATATTTATGATATATTAAAAAAAGACCCGAATATGACTATTTTAGTAAATTTAATTGACTTGGCTGGATTGGCAGAAACTATTTCAAACCTTGTTTGTGATACAATGTTTGCACCGAACAATGAAGCATTTGCCAAATTACCAAAGAAATTAATTGAATATTTAATAAGCGTTGAGGGAAGAAGTGATTTAATAAATTTTATTTATTATCATATTACTACTGGAAGAATGAATAGAACAACTTGTGCTTTATATAATAAACAAATATTACTAATGTTTAATTTTCAAACAACAATGATAAGAAAAAAGGATTGTGCTGATTTATGTATTGAGGATAATTTTGGAAATTGTGGAGTAATTTACAGTGGAAATAATTGTTCAGCAGCAAAGGCATGTTGTATTGTTCAAAAAATAAATGCGGTATTGATACCTTATAATCCGATAAATCCAAGGTGTATTGACTTATGCAAATGTTTATGTTAATTGTTTCAAGCACAAATCAATAAAATTTTTTTCATTTTCTTTAGAAACTTTCTTTTTGTATATTACTAATTTTTCAATTAGTCCGTAATATATTTCATCCTCCATATTCAGTACTTTATTAATTATTTCTGATAAACAATTATTATAACAAATACAAACATCTTCAAGTTTATAAATTTGAGCTAGTTCGCAGTCCATAATAAGTGGGATATTGAAGTTTATTGCGAGAGGTATAGAGCCGGTTAATCTTTGCCAGTAAAACCATCCGCCTTTTTTGCCAAGTGGTAGAATAAATTTAACATCTTTAAGTCTTTCGATAAGTTCTTCAGTTTGTAATCCAGGAAAGCTTTTAATTTTTGGGTTATTAGCAATGGAAGGAATTTTTTTTGTTACCCAAATCCAGTCCCATTTTCTCATAAAAAACCAGAATTCATAATTACCATCTGGATTTGATTCAATTGTATTTTTTATAATGTTTAAATTTCTATCAATTGTTTGACCGTTTGAGTTTGCACGAACTCCTCCAATAATTGCAAATATTGTTTTAGGTTGTTTTATCCAATGAAGCTTTTTATAACCTCTATAAATAGGTAATATATATTTATGAAATGCTTCTAGATTAATTACTGGAGAAACTGTTATATTTTTTCCCATATAATCTTTATATTGTGCTGCTTGATGTTGTATAAATATTTTTTTATTTTTTATTGATGGGTCTTCAAATAATTCAGTTGATTTATTAAAGTCTGAAGATGAAGTAAATACAAGGAAGTCAAAGTTATTTTTATCGTTGATAAGGTGTTTAGTTCTTTTTATGGTAATTTCTTTTTCAAATAATTTCATGTAGAATGGTACAAAAGTATATTCATCGTCATCTAAATTATAATAAATTGTAAGGTCCCATTTATTTTTTAAAATGATTTCAATAAAAGTGCCAAAAATTTCGGTATGTTTTTTTGTTAACTGTATCAATGCAAAATGGACCATATAAGGTAAAAATATTTTTAAAATATTTTTTTTACTTAGTGCGTTTAAATAAAAAATCTAGAATCTTTAGATTAATTGTGGATATATGAGTGAGTAATTCCTCAAAACACCTTTGATATTAACACTCCAAAGAATAAATTATTCTTTGGAGGAAAAAATCCTTCCGGAAAATTTTATCAACAAAGATTGATTAAATGGTCTCTTAGCTCAGATGGTTTTAGAGCATTTCGCTGTTAACGAAAGGGTCACAGGTTCGAATCCTGTAGAGACCGAATTTTCTGATAAATTTAATTTATCAGAAATTAATTTTTTATATATTATTCATTCAATCGGATTTTCAATTGATTGATTATAATGAGTTGCTTCTTTATTGAAAATCCAGTGATGGTCATTTATATGAACTTTTGTTAATATTCTTTGTCGTAATGCTGGCGCAGATATTCCAGAATCTCTTCCTGCTTCAGCCATATTTGGAAAATATTCTTTAATACCAGTTGAACAACATATTTTTATAACAGGTTGGTCCTTCATTTGGTCATCATTACTAATTCCAGCGTATCTAAAAAGATATCCTTTGCATAGTGTTTTATTTCTTAGTGCAATTCCAACAGCTGAACCACTACAACCAATTTTTCTTCCGGCTTCTTCGATACTTTTATAATTTGCGATTACTTTTCCAGATTCAACATCTATTTGGTCAATTGGTCTTTGTGCTTTTCTTACTAAAGGAACTTCTGGATTTTGTTCTTCAATATTTTTGACAACAATATTGTTATTTAAAATGCTAAGGATTTCATCCAGAGATAATTTATCATTTGTTAATATTTCTTCTAATTTTTCAGTGATATTAAATATTTGTTTTATTTCCTCAAGAGAACCGTCTACCATGTCAATTCTCAATCGAGTGAGTTTATCTTTTAACATAAATCCCATTATTTTTTCAAAAACTGGATTTGTTATTTTTACGGTATATTTCATATCTCCGTTGGGGTCAGATTCTCGATATAAATTTCTTCGGTTTTCAATTTCAGCAATTCTACATAATCCATATTTATAACGATTTTCTTTGATTTCAAATGCATATAAATAATATCCTTTTGTTGATGCACAAGCAATGCCTTGATATTGAACTTTATATTTTTCATTGATAGTCTGTTTGGGACTAAGTTCTTCTAATTTACTTTCAAGTTGTTTTACTTTTTCAACTAGTTTTTCATTTTCCGAAATAATTTTTGAAAGATTTTGTTCTAATTCATTATTTTTTTCAAGTAATTTATTATAATTTTCAATATTATATTCTTGGTCTTTTATGATTTCTTTAATAAATTTATCTATTTCTTCAAATGTCAATTTATCAATTGCTAATAATTCTGTATAATTATATCCATCTATGATAATATTTCTCCGATATTTTTTTAATAAAGAATGATTTTTAATGGCATTCTCAATTTGTATTTGATTTGATACTTTGAATACATTTACTAAACAAAAATTAGAATATGTCTTTTTATGTGAGTCAACTCTTGTACATAAATCATTAGAATTTCCGAATTTAATTAATTTTTCTCCACTAACACTTTTATTATCTATTACACCGTAGTAAATACATTGTCTATTTTTTGGGAATTGCTCTAAGAGAGTATTTTCTCTAAGAACATCTTTTTCTTTTTTTGACTTTTTATCTATTTCCTCAAGTTCAATTGTTTTATTATTTAATTTTATTTTTAATTCCTCTGTTTCCTCTGAACATACTTCGTGAATGATTTCTTCAAGTTTTAAATAATAATTGTGGATTTCATCTGCTTTTTTTGTTCCAGCCTTCAGGCAAAATGATTTAAATACACGAATCGTCATGAAAATTTTTATAATGTTATGTCCTCCTCTACCATTTTCTTTTTGCTTTACCTCTGAGTAATCCATAAATTTATAATCAACATTTTCAATATAATTTTTAATCAATAATTCTTTTGCCTTATTTTTTTGTGAAAAACCTAACCATCCCCAAATTTCATCTAAATCAATGAGAAAATCAGTTTTTTGATTATAATTCATATAACAATAAAAACTACTCAAAAATAACTGTTTCTCATAATTTGTGAATTTTTTTTTTATTTTTTGCAATAACTTTCCCTGATAGTTATCTGATAATCTAGTTATCGGATTATTTTCAATTAGACTTACTATATCTAACTCCATTTTAAAATTATAAAAGTAAATATTCTTTAAATGCTTTTGTTTTTAAAAGTAAAAATAAATATTTTTCCTTTTGTTTTTAAAAACAAAAACAATAATTATTTACTGTTTTTCATCATGTAATTATTATTAAATTGATAATAAATTTGTGATTTACATATTTTTAATGACGATAAAATAATTTTTTTACTGTTTATGTCTGCTAAGTTTATCCAACACATAAAGAGAAAATTAATATTGCTTTTTCTTTTTTTTTTATAAGATAAGATTTCGTGAAAAGATATTTAAAGATAATTTGATAGAGAATTATAAAATGGAAGTTTTAAGTTCGGAACATTGTCTTTCTTTATCAGCTCCAAAGAGCAATGTCATTTCTAAAATTGATTTGTTAATGACATCTCTTTCCAAATTTTATTCTGATGAAAAAAATATAACAACTTTACTTCCGATTGTACAAGGATGTTCAAAAATTTCCTTAAGAGTTCTCGACTGGTTCGTTACAAATTATTGCAAAAAACATAATACAGTTATCATTTTTGAAAAAGATAACCGCCAACAGAAAATGATTGTTCATTTGGACTATAAAAATCAACTTAAAGCATATTCTAAACGCAGCTTTGACCCGTTTTGTCGACGTGAAAGAATTAACTTTGTTTATGGTAAAGGTAACGAGCTTTTAACGACAGTCGGACAACTTAATTTTTTTCGTTGGGCAATAGAAAATAAAATTATTGAATACATCGGAAATAAATTAGATGAAATTGAACATGATATGAACAGTTCATTAAAGACTGGAACAAAATCGACTGAAACAACAGATGAGAAAAGTTCAGTAGATGGAGAGACTGAAAAAGAAAAGGAGAAGCGGAGGCGAAAGCGACATGAGTTATCAATATCTGCTTCAAAAAGTGTAAGTAAACACAATGTAAAGATTACTGTAGAATTTTCTTAAATTTTTATTTTCATTACTTCTTTTGTTATTGGTGAATTAATTTTCCCATAAATTTTTGTCATAAGTATGTATTCAATGATATCGCCAAATAATTGTGTTCCATATTTACTATTTATGTAATCTAATGCTTCATTTATTGTGAATTTTTTTCTAGTAATATTAGAAAAATTTGACGGCAAGTCTGTCCAGACTATTGCATCGTATTTATTCTTTTTTGCATAATTTTTTATTGATTCTAATTGTTTTGGTGTCATTTGATTGGACCTAAAATCATTTTTTTTAAGATTGATATATCCAATATTTTTAGATGTTGTTTTTTCTCTTAGTCGTAAATTTTTTATTGCTAAATTCAAATTATCTACGTCTGTTGGTGCGAAATATATTTTATTATTAATTCCATTTTCATTGTCAATAACTAGTGTTAGCCTTCCTTTACCATTATCAGATATACGAGAAAAGTTTAAAGGGAGATTAACATTTATTTTTTTCCATTCATTTGATAAATTTAATGTAGAATTATTCCAGAGAAGTGACCCCCATGCCAAATATCCAATTTTCATATGTATTATTTTTTTATGAGATAAAAAAATAATAATTATTTGAGAACATCCCAATAAAATAAATAGAAATTATTCTTTGTTTGTATTTTCAAACATTGAGCTCTTAAATCATTCGAACTAATCGGTCTAGTTTCTGTATCTCCAAATGAAGTTTTATTTCTATGATATCCTTCTCTTTTTTCCACAAAAAATTCAAATCCAAAACTTTGGAAATATTTAGAGACTAATTCTGTTTCTTCTTGACCCATTGCATCTAAATCTACTACCCCATTTCTATCTCCAAACAAATACTTCATCATCTTTGAGAAAATTTCAACTAAAATTTTAGCAACCATTTCTGTATCCGTTTCTGTATCAATAACTTCTAATTTGATTGATTTTGAGGGCTGGGGTTTTGCCGAAACTAAACTATCAATAAAATCATCCAGAGTTCCTTCTTTTTCAGTTAAACTTCTTTTACTCATATTTTAGATTGTTCTCTTTTTTTTAAATCCTAATTATAAATGAATTTTATTCTCCATATAATGTAATATGAAAGACCCATCTGTTGATTTTTACAAACCATTTCAATCTGGAGAAGGCACTTGCTATCCTATTTATCCCTGGAATTATTATAACGTACCATACACCAAAATGTTTAATAATGACCAAATTCCTCGAGGTGTTCCAGGACCAATCCCCACCGAAGGAGGTAATCAAATGTACGGTGGAAAGAAAAAACGCAAATCTACTTCCACTAAAAAGAAAACTACAAAGAAAGGTGGAAGTTGTTGCAATAAATCCGTATCATTTTCTAATGGTGTTTCCATGGATAAACCAGTTGGCTTAGACATGAAAAATAACTTTGGTCCATTTTTATTTCCCCCTACTGAGATGCCAATGAATCCTCAATGCGGTGGTAAAAAGAAATCAAAGAAAATGTCTGGAGGTCAAAACCTTGTTGGTCCAACATTTGCAACTCAATCTTTAGTTCCAACTAATCCAAGCACTCCAGCTGATTATGTCGGATACAATATTTCTGATATGCAAAAAATGGCTTTAACTGGCTCTGGAGTTCCAGGTCCAACATATCCTATGACAGAAAAATTTCTCAATAATAATATGGGAATTACTTATGCAACTCAAGCTGGTGGAAAAAAGAACAAAAAAGGTGGAACTGTTATCCCTCCTGAATATTACGATGAAAAATTAAAAGGCTCATTTACCACACAAGATGTCAATTCTAATGCTGGCAAATGCGGCGGTTCCAGAAAAGGAAAACGTAAAATGAATGGTGGCGTTACTCAAGATAATAGCAAAATGGACCAAGGTATTGGAAGAATGACCGGAAGTTTAGGAAAAGCTAATTCCACAACTGGAGGTGGAATAATGTATAGAGGCGCTCCTGGCCCCATGGCTCCTTCTAATATGTCGAAAGGTGATGTTTATCATCCAGAGTGGTCTTATGATAAAAAGGGTGGTAAAAGAGGTCGCAAACTTAAAGGAGGTGCTGATGATATCGTTTCCAGTGAAGACATGATTTTAACCCCTGACGCTCTTTTCAGTCCAGACCCAGCTGGTGTTCAAGTTCAACAAGGATTACAAACTCATATAATGAAAGCACCTAAAGATTTCGGAGGAATTACTGTTGGAAATGACCAGAATCCAGCTATTCAGGCACAAATGGTTTCAACTGGTGAAGCTCCAGCTGCTGCCGATATGGCTGGAGGAAAGAAGAGTAAATCAACTTCTAAAAAAAGAACTACAAAGAAGCCCAGCCAAAAAAAAAAGACAGTAAGAAAGCATAAGGGTGGTGATGATGGAGGAGTTGGTAGTGATTTTGCAACAACTCTTGCATCCAGAGGTCCAGTTAACTACCCAGATGGTCCTACTGCAGATAGATTCAGATTCTTCACTAAAACGGCCAACTTTATTCCTAACTCAATGTTGAAGTACGCTGCTGCGCCAGTATCAACTGGATACCAGCCAGACCCAAATCCATATCCATTGGGATATAACTCTTATTTATATGGTGGTGCTAAGAAGAAATCTAAAAGCAAAAAATCTGATACCAAAAAGAAATCTAAAAAATAATTGATTTTTACAATATTTTTGTAAAAATTGTTTTTTAATCGGGGAAAGTTTCTAATAAAAAAAATCAAAATGGTTATTATATCCATAAGTACCTATATCATTTGGCTTTGCACCTAATTTATATATTGGTGTATAATCCATATTTATACCTTCTTCTGCATTCATTTGTTGAATTTTAGTTTGTGCATTATTGATATATTGTTGCGTTAATTCACTTAAAACATTTAAACTTTCTTGATATTTATAATTAGATGCATTAGTGCTTGGCATTCTGTGAATAATTGATTGCCAATAATTTAAACATTCTTTTCTCAAATATTCTAATTCTTCTAACTGATTTCTTCTATTATTTGCACCCAATAATATTTCATTTAATAAAATAGTCATTGCATTAATATGTTGTAAAGACCTAGCATAATTCAAATAACTATGTTTTATAAAAGCCCTATTATTATAATAAAAATCAACAACTGCTGGATTAAAATATAAAAAATTACGCAATTGTTCTTGACCTAAATTTGAATAATTCGGATTAGAAAATAATGAACCTTCTATTGGATAAGTATTTGTATTACCCAATAATTGTGCCAGAAAATTAATTTTTTGCTGTTTATCTACTGTAAAATCTTTAATTTGGTAAAATTGATATTGATAATAAATATAAAACATATAACCTAAAAATAAAAGACCTAATATTGCCCCTAAAGATATTTCTGCTCTTATAAACCATGCATAAAGTATTAATAAAATTATAAATCCCAAAAATAATTGATTCTTTCCAATAATATTAAATAATCTGAATGGATTCGTATTATCAAACAGTTGAGTAACAGTTTCTTTTTCTCTGGCTTTACCTAATTGTGTAGCACTATCAAATAAAGCTTGTTTTAAAATTACATTATCATCATTGTCCATTCTTCTATTTAGTGAGAAAAATAAAATAACAAATTAATGAAAGTAGTATAAACATCATACCCACATATAAAATTCTGTCATCTTTTGTTAAAACAATTATATAATTATTTATATCTTTATTATTTGTATCATCATACATTAATTCTGTCATATCATTAACAATATATGTCCAAACAGTAAAAAAGTTTTCAAATAGATTCTTCATTGATAAATTATAAACTCTTTTATTATACTTTTCTTGTTCTCTTCTTTTGTTTTCTAAAATGGATTTCGAATATAATTTTTTGTATGATTCTGCTAATTTTAAATTTTGAAAATCTGATAATGTATATGTTTCTGCATTCTCTAAAATATCTGTTTTTGGCATATCTACATTAAATATATAATTTTTTTATTTCGCTGATGCGTAAAATTCTTAATTATTTTTTATATTATATAAATCATGACAATTGATGTTGACTTCCGAGTTGCAGCAGAATCAGTTAAAAATCTAAAAAAAACACCTTCTAATGATGAAATTCTCGAAACTTATGCTCTTTATAAACAAATAACTGTTGGTGATAACAATACCGAAAAACCTGGATTATTTGATTTCAAAGGTAAAGCAAAATGGGATGCCTGGAATTCCAAAAAAGGAATGTTCAAAACAGACGCAATGCAAAAATATGTCAACCTTGTAAAAACATTACAACAAAAATATAATTAAATAATATTTTTATATTATTCAATAATCTATTGAGCCATACATCTTCCGCAGCCCATACCCATGCATCAACAAGCTCTTCTTCCTAATCCATAACCAACACCCATTGCTATACCTGGACTCATCTGGTATTGTCTTCTTCCACATCCAGCTAAAGCAACAGCCCAGATAAGGATAAATAAGATGAGAAAAACAAAAAATATTCCTAAGCCGTCCATAATATAATTGAGAAAAAATTTATTCAAATCATTATATTCACAAATTCTAAATCATTGGGAACTAACGCCTCCTGTATAACCTCCATTATATTACTAACAATCTTTACCTCTGGCAAATCTCCTCCGTTCGCTCCTCCTGGACTCTGGCAACCATTCAACTCTCTTCTTTTTATTATCTTCAAATAATCTTCCTCATTATCCTTTGGAACCAAACATAACCTCACACCTGCCCTCTTTGCTCCCTCCAACTTTGCCTCCAACCCACCAATAGGATGCACATTACCATGCAAATCTATCTCTCCAGTCATCGCAATATCATTCTTCACCTTTATATTACACAATCTACTAACAATCGCAGTTGTTATTGTAATGCCTGCACTTGGTCCATCTTTTGGAGTGGCCGCCTCTGGACAATGAATATGTAATCCAAAACTTCCATACGACTCTATTTCCTCGTTTATCTCCTTTTTAATTGACTTCGGAATTAAATTCCAAGCCAAAGTCTTCGCACACATCATCGACTCCTTCATAACATCACCCTGTTGCCCTGTCAACTCTAATGCCAATTTCCTCTCACTTGGCGTCTTCACACACTCTACAATTGTTAAACCTCCCGTTCCAGTAACTGTTGCATACAACCCATTCACAAATCCAACCTGGGGCTCCTTTGCAATCTTCTTTACATGAACCTTTGGTTTATCACTGAATAATTCTTTTACAAAATCTTCTGTAACTTCATAAGGTAATTGAACGTTATCATCTGTAATTTTCTTCAAATTAATTTCTCTAATAATTTCAAATAATTTTTCTCTTAATTTACGAACACCTGCTTCATTTGTATAATTCTGGATAATATATTTTATTACATCTTTATTAATAGTAATATCTCCAGACTTATAACCAACTGTTTCCAAAATCTCTGGAAGAGAATAATTTTGTACAACATGTATCTTTTCAACCATTGTTAATGCTTTCACATTAATTTCAGTTATTCTATCTCGCAAAATTCTATCAATCGCGTGAGAATCATTATATGAAAATACAAATAAAACCTGGCTTAAATCAAATTTAATCCCAGCAAAATATTTATCAGTAAATTCATGATTCTGGGAAAAATCTGTCAAATGTGTTAATATTCCAATTATCTCTCTCCCATGTTCAGTATTTGAAACCTTATCAACCTCATCAATATAAATTATTGGATTCATACATTTTGTTTCCATCAAAATATCAACAATACGCCCCCATGTTGAACCCAGATAAGTATAACTATGACCTTCAAGAACTGCTCCATTACTACTTCCACCCAGAGGTAAAAATCCAAATGGTCTGGGATTTCCATCTTCATCCAGAAAACATTTTGCCAAACCTTTCTTTGCAATAGTTGTCTTTCCAACACCTGGAGGTCCCTGAAATCCAAATACTGTTCCTTCCATCTTACCATTCATCCATTGTGCAATTAAACGTTCAAGTTGTAATTTTGTCTCTTCCTGACCATAAACACACTCATTTAATGTTTTTCGAACTTGTTCCAGGTAATTTTTCTTAGACTTCTTGTAATTAGTCCATTCTCTCCATAAATTCAAGAAATTATTTGCGATTGAAACTAATGGACCCTCCTCGTCTTTCACCTCATCAATTAATTTATCATCAATCTCAACTACTTCTTCTCCCTTATCTAATTTCTCAGTAATAGATAACATTTTATCAATTTCTTCAATGAAGAAGTTACAATGTCTTTTAATTGCCTCATCATTTTCATTTGTTGTTTCCTGATTTTTAGTAGTTTTGAGAATTCTGTCAAATATTTTTAAAAATGAATCAATTGTACTCTCAATCTTTTCATTATTAAATGTTTTCAAATGTGTTTTTACAACATCAAAAATATTTTTTTCAAAATCTGTTCTTGCCTCAGTTTCCTCCAACTTCTTAATACTATTTATAACAACTCCATTTAATTTTGATGTAAAATCCTCTAAACCCTTCAATACTGGCTCCTTCTTATAATTCCCAAACGGAACCTTTAATAAACCATCCAAATATTGCTGCGCCTTTGCAGAGCCCTCTCTTGTTCCTTTCATTTCCTTCAATTTATCTAATGCCTTTGTTTTTACATTATCTGCAACCTTCATCATGGCAATTCTCTTTTCATATGGAATATCATCCTCAGTTAATGAATGAAGTTGCGCAACTTTGTTTTCAACATTTTTGAACGCAATTCTAAATAATTTCTGGACTGAGTAATGTAAACTTTTGTAAATTTCTTCTGCCATTGGTTGAGGCTTTAATAAATCACTAGTGTTGCAAATCATATCATAAATAATATGTGCCAAAAATTGGTCCTCACTATCACTAAGTAAAAATAAAGTTAAAATATAACGTTGCTTTTCAGTATTTCCAGTAATAAATTCTTTTACTAATAATGACAAAGGCTTGATACGATATTTAAGTAAATCTTTATGCGCATTACTTATCATGTCACTTATTTCAACTTCATTATTTAAAAGAAAATCACGCAATGATAATTGATTAAGATACCCATTTTTAAAATTCTCATCAATTGATAAAAATTTGATTTGTTCCTGGATTTTTTTTAATTTTTCGCCAATAGTTCCTCCAATACGAATAATATTTAATGGGTCTTTATTAAAATAGCCACTGATTACAATGTTTTTTCCTGAAAAAGGAAAATAGATATCAGCACCTTCAATCTTCTCTAAAAACGATTTGTTTGAACCAGAAGTTTTCTTTGCATACGGAGTCAAATCAGAAATCGTTGTCTCTTCGGTTTCAATTGAGCCAGCTGTTGGTACAAAAAAGTTATCATAAAATTCAAGAAGTTTTTTGTATTTATCTGATAAATTTTTGTCATATTCATATCCTAAATAAATGGATAGAATGTTAGAAATTCTTTTGCATCCGCCTTCGGAAATAATATCGATTAATTTTTTACGCAGTTCATAAACTTGGTTAAGAATTTCTTCGAGATTATTAAGAGATAAATCTTCAGTTGCTTCAAAATACGGATTATATACTTTTTCTTTGTATTGAGAAGTCAATTCGTCAAGTTTTTCCATGAGAACAGTGTATTTGTCTTTTTTGAAAATTTTATTTTCGTAGTTATTTTGAATACCAGACATAACATTATAAATTTCCTGGTATAATCTACGATTCTCCAAATTCAGTTTGTTTGTAATGATATTTTTAATTTCTAACTTTGCATCTATAACAGAATCAGACATTTCGTTTAAATTATTAAACGAAAATATTTTTAAATTCTTATTTATTAAATTTATTTTTTTCCCAATTTTTTTTAATTTCTAATTGTTTTCCGACTTTACCTACAAAATTGCGTTCAGTTACATTTAGATTATCTGATTTCATCCAATCTTTCATTTCTTGTGATTCCCAAAATCCAGAATATATTAACCAATTTGCTATCGGGTCAATCTTATCTTGTAAAGATTTATTATTTGATGAATTCGTTCGAATTAATTTTATAATCGCATCTTTTACAAAAAGCTCTTTTAGAAAACTATCTAGTATTATTACGTCTTCTGATGAACTTTTTGGAAGTTTAAAATAATATTTAATTTGCCCATTTTCCAATCTTGCTTCGGGTAATTGATATTTTTTATATAATGGTATTTTTATTCTATCTGATAAAATATTAAAAAAATTATATACTTTATCTGAATCTTTTACAAAATTTGTTTTAAATTCTTGAGAGTTTTGTAATTGTTCGAAAGTTACTCCAAAATCATTCATAATAAAATTTTTGAATTTTGAAGTATTTGATAAAAACTTTGGACCCTTTATAATACCTGGTTCTTTTTGAAACAAAGGAGTACCACCTTTTATTTTTACACGATAAGTGTAAGATTTATTATTTTCTTTATCAAAAAGTTCAATTTTATTTGAATTTATTTTCTTGTATATTTTTTCAGCAGCTTTCTTTGGACTTCCTGCACTAACTTTTGATTTTTTATTATTGTTTGTAAAATAAAATGTTCTTTTACCACCCATGTATGGGCTAACTGGTTGTATATCATCTTTTAATTTCGCAATCCATGGATATATATTAAAATTTAATCTATAACTTCTTAAATAAGTATAAACTTCCTGCAATCCAGGATAAATATTTAATAAATTAAACCCAGGTATTTTTTGTATTTCTATTAACATTGTGTAAATTGATTTATTTTGAATATACCCTTGAATTTTAGATAAATCCTCTGAATAATTGTCTAATAATTTTCTGATTAACATTTTTCCAAAATCATTACTTGTTATTAAATTTTTTGCAATTCCATCTCTAGGGTTCAAGTTTTTTATTCCTTGTAAAAATAAATTATACCAATAAAATAAAAAAATAAATACTTCGTCATATTGAACAATTGAACTTAATCCTTCTGGAGTTGGTAAATAAATTGTAAGAAACGCAATACCAACATCTGAAGTAATAAATCTATATCCTATACTCTGGGGTAGAGAATTAAATATAAAATTTATTCCTTCATAGGTTTGCATAAATGCTTTTCCATTTGGTGTAAGAAGCCATTTCAATAATAATAATGGGTTATTTCTAAAAAAATTTTTATATTTATTTTTAAAAATATTTCTTTCAATTTTCAAAACATCATATGCACCTAAATCTAAACTTGGATTATAACTTGGATTATAACTTGAATTATATCTTGCTTGTTGTAATTCTTTCATGTAAACTGGTGCTGAATATTGAGATCCTAGTTCTCCAGTAAGAATTGGAAGTCTAAATTTACCCCTAAGCTTATTTCTCCAAGATAAATTTTTTGGAGTATATATTGGTGATTGAATTGGATTCATTTATTTTATTATAGTAATAATAGAATAAATTTATTTCTTGTTCTTTAATTCTCCATTTTTTTCCAAAGTGTAATGATATTTTTTACCTGTTTTTTTGTCCTTAACAGTTATTTTTTCAGCTTTTGTTTTTTTATAAACTTTTTCAGCAGCTTTTTTTGGCTTCTCAGCTTTAATTTTGGATTGTTTTCCTCCATGTTCAAAATAAAATGTTCTTTTATCAGTCAATTTTACTTTCGAACCACCGCTTGATTGACACGTAAAATTAGTTTTATAAGCAACAGGACTTATTATATTAAAATTTATATTATTACCGTTTGTTAAACCAAATCTAGATGCAATTAAATTTCCTACGTATCTAGGACCTTTTCTTATGTATATACCTGCTCCTGCCATTAAATCATGATTATATTGACATGTTACATCATAAAGACTTGTTTCTAAGTAAAAATTCATATACCACCAATCTTTCCAAATTGGTTTAATAGGTTTTTGGTTTAAACCAGATTTACATTTTTCATCACTTTTTATTAAAAATATAACATTGCTAACTGCAAAAGGGCTTTCATTCCAATTTGTTTCTATTTTATCCTCCCAATAGTATGATATGTTGTTAATAATATTTTTATTATAACATTTGTAATAAGATGATAGAATTAATTGTAATATTTTTAATTTATTCATCAGAAAATCAAAGGTATCAATACAAAACTTAATTTTATTATTATTTTTTTCATTTTTAATTATTTCATTTTTATAATATTCTGATGTTAAATCTAATAAATATTTTAATATTCTAATATTTTTTAATTGATTAACATAATTATCTTGGTTGGTGTATATTTTAAATAAAATACTTTGCAAATAAAACTCACCCTTGTATTCGCCTTTGTCCATAAATTCATCATAACTTTTTTTTATATCATCTTTTTCAGAATTTGTAAATATATTTTTTTTTTTTTCCACATCATCATCTTTTAAAAATATATTATCAAATAAAATAAATAATTTGCCAACTTTTGTATTATTCCAATATTTATTCATATTATTTTCAAATATGTCTTTGTTACTATATCCATCAATTGTGTCTAAATATAACTTAGCACAAAAACCATCAAGTATTGTCCAAAATATTTTTGAATCATCATTAGTTTCTGCTATTAATTTTTTTCCTTCATTTGTTCCTAGATATTCAATTAATTCTGGTGTTAGTTCAACTTGAAAATATTCATATGCATCAAAAATACGAATGTTTGTATTTGGAATAAGAATATATGCTTTTAAAAAATCAAGTTGATTGTATGTTTGTTCAGATGTGGGAACTTTATTTGGTTTTGGTTCAAGAGCTCGTTGTATTTGAGGTAAAAACAAAAACTTATCATTTATTTCTGTTTGTTTTTGGAGAAAATTTAATCCTTGTTCTGTTTTAAAAAAATTTTGAGCTTTTTGTGAATTAAGAAATAAGTTTGATTGAAGTAATTTTTGACCTTGTTCTCCTTTAAAAAAATTTTGATATTTTGGTTTTGTAATATTTCTGCTCATTTTTTCAATATTTATTTGTCCTGGCTGTAAAGCATAATATGGCGTCTTCGTTGTTTTACTTTGAATTCTTTGCCATAAAGAAGGTTGTTGTTTTACATTTTCATAATTTGTTTTTGAAGTTACATTTGACATAATTTATATAATATGATAAAATAAATTTCTACGAAAATTATCATTTTGTTTTGCAAAATGATAAAATTATTTTTTATTTTTTAATGTTGCATTTCCTTCTTTATCTTTTTTAACACTATAGTGATATTTTTTACCTGTTTTTTTGTCTTTAACAGTTATTTTTTCAGCTTTTGTTTTTTTATAAACTTTTTCAGCAGCTTTTTTTGGCTTCTCAGCTTTAATTTTGGATTGTTTTCCTCCATGTTCAAAATAAAATGTTCTTTTACCACCAAATGCTCCATAACTACCTGGTAGTATTCCTCTCTGAAGATTTTCGACAATATTATATAATTCACTGTTTGCAGCTGTTAGTGTTGAGTTTAAATTATTAATACTTTCTATAATTAATTTTTGATTGCGATTATCAGTTTTTATTAAGTTTATTAAAGCATCTTGATTAAAAGTGTTCGGATTTTCTATTGGTTCTGGATATTCACTACAAATCTGGTCCATTAGTCTTTTAAAAAAATAAAAATAATTGTCAATAATTTGTTGTACCTCATTTCTAGGATTTTCATATTGTATTTTTCTTAAAGCATTAAAGTAGTTTTGAAAATTATTTAAATTATTTATTAAATCATTAATACCATTCTCATTTCCAATTTTGTTAAAATATTTTTGTATTGTATCTACATTAAAAATTAAGTCTGGATAAAAATATCTTGAATAACCTGAAATCTTTTCCGAAATAGTTTTGTCACATAATAAAAGTTTGCCATAATATTTTTTAAAATACTTTATTGAATATAAGATGCCTATTATAGTTCCATTTCTAATTTTTATTTGTTCTTTTAAATATTCTTGTCCAGGATAACTGTTTAAAAATTGTTTTCCCTGTTCTGTCTGTAAAAATTTCAGTCCAGGTTGAGTACCCAAAAATTGTTTTCCTTTAAATGTACCCAAAAAACTGGTACCTCTGTTCGATCTAAGAAACTGTTGAAAAGGTTCTTGTGAGAAATATGTTTGATAATATCGTTTTCCAGCATTCCTTAGAATTTTATTTAACACATATTGTGGTAATTCTTGTCCATTATATTGATTCGTTAAATATTTTGAATAGTATGGAGTTAATGGTCCAGGCATTCTATATGGACCAAAACCACGTACAAAACGTTCAAACCGTCTTGAAGGTTCCTGTTGTGGTATTTGTGGTATTGGTATTTGTGGTATTGGTTGTTGGAAAGAACTTTTTGGAGTTACATTTGGATATGGATTTGGATATGGAATTTGCATTATTAATTTTAATTAATATAATATGATAAAATAAATTTGTGCTGTATTTTATGGTTAATAATAAAAAAAATATTTTGACTTTAGCAAAAGAATTAGAATCAATAAAAAACTCTGGAAATGTAGTTGGAATTATGAATGCAAATGAAAATAATGTTATAAATATTCCAATTGAAAGAAATACACATGTCAATAAAGAAAACCTCATGAAACCAATTGGTATATTAGACCCAGAAGGATTACAATTAAACCCCCTCTCTGGTGAACCTTACCAAGATATCTATTTTGACCCAAATCAACCAGTTGGTGAACATAATCCAACATATAAATTTTTATCCAGTCAATGGTCTAATTTCCCAATGTATGATAAAAAAGAAGAAGCAATTAATGCCTTTTATAACAACCAAGTTGTTTTAATCATTTCTGGAACTGGAAGTGGAAAAACTGTTTTAGCTCCTAAATTCCTATTGCATACTCTAAATTATCAAGGTAGAATTGGTATAACAAATCCAAAAAGAATTCCAACAAATGAAAACGCTCTTTATGCTGCAAAAACTTTAGACGTTCCAATTGGAAAACAAGTCGGAATGAAATATAGAGACTCCGACCCAAAATTCTTTTCGGCAAAGGATTCTAAACTAATTTATTGCACAGATGGTTATGTTCTGGCTAGATTACAAAATGACCCAATGCTCCCAGAATTTGACGCAATCGTTATAGATGAAGCTCATGAAAGAGGTATTCAAATTGACTTACTCCTCCTTCTTCTTAAAAGATTAATTAAATTAAGACCTGAGTTTAAATTGGTTATTATGTCAGCAACTGTTAATGAAAAAATTTTTGTTGACTACTTCCCTGTAAATCAATTCAAATTCGCAGTAGTTGACGCTGGTGGAAAACCAAATTTCCCAATAGAACAACACTTCTTAAAAAAAAATATTAATAAATTTGATGAAAATGGAAATATTTTAAATAAAGATGCTTACATTGAAGCAGCTGCAGATAGAGCAGTTGAAATTTTAAAATCAACTCCAGAAGGTGATATCTTAGTTTTTTTTCCAGGAAAAGGAGAATGTCAAGATGGGTGTCTGGCTTTACATAAAAAACTAGAAGTTGTTAATAAAAATGCAAATAAAAAATTATATTGTCAAGTTCTACATGGTGCAACAGATAAAGACTTAAAAGAACTTATTGTTAACAACAAAAAATATAAAGAATTAGAAAATGGAAGATATAATCGTAAGGTTATTTTTGCAACTGAAGTTGCAGAATCTTCAATTACTTTCAAAGGTCTTGACTTCGTAATTGACGCTGGATTATCTAACCAAAACAAATTTTATTCTGAACGTAATCTTTATGCTCTGGAACAAAAATATATATCAAAAGCTGCACATAAACAACGTATGGGAAGAGTTGGAAGAAAAAGACCTGGAACATGCTATAATTTATTTACTGAAGAAGAATATAATAAATTTATTGACTACAGAGTCGCTCCTATTTTACAAGATGATATTTCAAAAGAATTACTTTATTTTCTTTCTGGAAAATCATTCGTTAGTAAAATTGACTTCCCATTCAAATATCCCCCAAAAAATAACAAAAAAAATAAATCCGGTGGAGAAAATATACAAAATAAAACACCTCAAGAAATTAAAAAAAATAATAATATTGAACAACAAGGAGAACCTCTGGCCAATTTTTTAAATGAAATGATTGAACGTCCACAAGAAGATAAGGTTAAAAGAACTTTGTACCGTTTGATTGCTCTTGGAGCAATTGATATTAATGGTTCTGTGGGAACAATATCTGATATGGGTAGAGCAATGGCAGCATTTGATACTATGCCAGAAATTGGAAGGATGTTGATAGCTGGATATAATTATCATTGTAGAGATGATATAGTAAATTTGGCTGCAATTATGGAAAAGGCTGAATATCGTATGGATGGTATTTTTGAGAAATTCAGTTCATACAGTAAAGACCCTGCAGAAAAAGAAAGAGAAAAAGAAAAGTATCAAAAAATAAAAAAGAAATGGTCCAGCTCTCTTGGTGACCATTTTAGTTTGATTGCAATTTATAATGCTTTTTCAGAAAGACGTTATGATACAACTGACCGAAGAACAAATCGAATAATTAAGGAAAAACAAGACCCAGAAAAAGTTCGTGCATGGTGCAAAGAAAATTACTTAAATTACAAAAGATTAGATAGTGTCAAAAAAGTTGCAAAAGACTTAAACAGAAAATTCACAAAAGTTATTAAAATTTATAGAGAAAAACATCCAGTAAATAAACCAACTCATCTATTTATTCCAAATGTTCCAGTAATAAGTGATAAACAAGATGAAAATATTATTAGAGCTCTTGTTGAAGGACTTTATTTAAATTTACTAAAAAAAACAGGTGATAGAAAATACACTAATTGTTTCCCAGAACAAAGAACAACAACCGGTTTAACAATGGACTCTCTTTTCGCAATTGTAAAATCTCCAACAAAATACGCTTTGTATTCAGAACTTAAATCTATTTTCGGAAAAGTAAGTTACTCAATCGTATCAAAAGTTTCCCCAACAATTATAGAACAATTACTTAACTCAAAAGAAGGAAAATTTGTTGAAGCATGCTTCAAAAAAATGGAAGAAGAAAAAGTTGATAAAAAACAACAACAACATCATAAAAAAAAGCATTATAAAAAGGAGAAAAAACGCAGGTTTTAATTCGAAAATCTACAAGTAGGACAACTATTATTTTTACGTAGCCATAAATTCAAACACTCTGTATGAAAACAATGACCACAATTAGTTTTTGAAAATTGCTTATCTTCTTGTTCATCATAACATATTGAACACCCATCTGGATGGGGAGCACATTGAGTACTTTCTAACAAATTTTTTCTGAATTTTGATTTTGGACATGTTATGTAATGAAAGTTTCCTTCTATATTTTCAATAATATTGCAAAATTCACATCTGATATTTGTAGGACAATTTGGATAATGCATTGCAGAATGAGTTTCAAGACATACATTACAATGTTGACACCTTCTGGCAAACGAACAATTATGTGAATGTTGTGTCTTGAAATCTAACCTTGTTTTACATTCTTGACATTTTGGTGTTAGAATACATTCGTAATCATGTATTCTACTCGTAAAAGAACAATTACAGCTCATTTTGTATATTAAAATTTTAGTAATTTTTATTATCATTTTTTTTACATTCTTGTGAAAAGCAAATTAAATAATATAACCAAGAAGATTGCTTCAACAAACATCAAATTTCTGAAACGAGACATGTTAACACCCCAACTATCTAATATACGAGGTACAACAACGTTGTAAGAAATCATTACTAATAAAACTTTAATAAAAAATGCAGCAAGAACTACGAGAAAAACTAATAATCCCTGTAATGGTCCAGATGTTGTTTCTAGAATTGTACCACCTGCTTGCGTGGAATTAATTTTAAGAGGTCTTAAACTCATTTGAGCATTGTTAAATAGAAATTTTTCTACAAGAGAAGTGAACATTAATATATAAGTATTAGAAATAAAATTTATTTCTAATAATAAATTATGAACACTAATTGTCAAAAATCTTATTATTCTAACCCAAAATCCAACGCTTGCAATAATAAAATTGTAACATATGATTGTACTCCCTGGAATCCAGATATTTGGGATAAAGCAGCAGTTCCTAAAGGTATGGATCCTGCTTTATATAACGTTTTAAATGGTTGCTGGCTATGTAATTTTTTAGTCCAGGAAACTGAAAATAGTTATTTATGCAATCGTTCATTTTTTAATGGTGTTGAGGGACCACCATGTAATAAACCAAATTTAATTGTTCCACCAAAGAATAGCAAAGATGATTATAATTTTCATAGATAAGAATAAACTTTGATAAAATTATTTTGCCTTAGTTTCAAAACACCAGCTAAACCAAACGTCTGCTCATAAATTGACTTTTTTAACTTTTCATCTTTCTTACATTTAGGTACCATATCTGGCCCTTTATTTACTTCCAGAATATATGGTTCTGTACCATCTATTATAATATCCATTCCAAAGAGTTGGAAACAAGTTTTGTCAGCGTATTTGTTGTTAAAAAATACATAACCAATTGCATTGGAAAATGCGGTAATTTTTTCAATAATTTTATTCCAGATAATATTGAATTCTTGATTTCCCAGATATTTTCTTAAATCATTAAAATCATGAGGTAAATTTTCTTTTTCATATAAATTTGGGTCCATTTGATAACTTGTTATATGAGATTCAAATCTGATTGGTCCAGATGTTTTTTCTTTAGTATATAACACTTTTCCATTCCGATTTACATAAAAATCTATTTTATTCCCATTTTTAATAACAACATAATAAACTCTTAAGTTTATTTTTCTATCTTTTATTTGTTTAGCATTTGTTAAAAATATTTGAGCAACTTTAAAGTCTTCTTTTTTAGCTTCAATAAGTTCATCTGGGAGGAAAACTAATTTTAGTCCCATTTTTCTCTGGAGATTTTTTTTGCAAATGAGAGGGATTTGATTCATTAATCTTCTATATGCCATATAAAATTGGTCTGGGTCTGATAGAATGTATGTTTCTGGCATAATTCTGGCTGCTCCAGAGCGATTAAATGCCATTTCAAGAATTTTCCAGAGATTATTTTTACTTACAATTTGGTCACAACCTTTTAAGGCAAAGATGTATTTTGAGTCTGGAACTGTTAATTCTTCTAATTCTTTTTCAACAAAATTATAGCCACATGGCATGTATAAATTAAAATCTTCTTTACCTCTTATTATATTATTTGTTTTTAAAACTTCATCCAGTAAATCAGAGTTTGGTTTTTCTGTACATTTGTAGTATTTTACTTGTTTAAAACGGAAAAATATTATTAGAGAAATAGTAATAGCAATTATTGACAAAACGATTGGTAAAATAATTAATAAGGTTTTATTCATTATTTTATATAGAGATTTATTTTTCTAATTTTTGTTTGAGAATTTGAATATCTTGAAATATTAATTTTACTTTTTCATAAACTTTTAGTAATGTTTCCACGATTGTGTCTTTACTCAAATTTTCAATTATAAGTTTTGTTTCTGGATTTCTTTCTGGAGATTCTAATTCTAAAATAAGTTCAAGATATATTTGTAATGTTTTTTGACAAATTTTTATTGAATCATCTCTGGATAATTCCATATCCAATAATTCTATTCTTAAAGATTTTTCCCATTTATCATGTAAATCTTCTCTACTGGGAACACATGAATATAATAAATTTCTGATTTCTTTCAAACATTTTATTATTGAATAAGGTTTTTTATCTGAATTGAGTTCATTTAATAATTTTTCTCTGAAAGCTTTTTTCATATTTGATTCAACAGATTCTTTAAAATCCTGGGACATAATATCCATCCAAAAAGAACCATCAAATAGTTTTTCAATTGCTTGTTCACCGCCTAATTTGAAAATTGCTTTTTCTAAAGTTTTTTTCTGTTTTTCAATCTCATTAAGCCAGATAATAGACCTTTCATTTTCTTCTGGATTCTCATATTTTTCTTCTTGTATTGTTTTTCCAGTTGCAATTAAATCTTGATAAGATGATGACAAAATAAATAACAATTTTTTTTCATCATGTTGTTTCCATGCTTCAAATAATTGAATAAATTCTGGCAATTCTTTTATAAATTCTTCAACATTATCTAAATCATTTTTAAGAATTGATAAATATTTACCAAATAGAATGCAAGATTTTTCAATAAGTTCTTCTTCAACTTCTTTTCTTTCAGTTAAAATATCATTTGGACAATGTTTAAGCATGATGCATGTTAAGAAGCTTCTAATTTTTTTAGAATTTAATTCAATTCCTAATAATGATAATAATTTTTGATTAGACGAAATAAATTTTTTGTTTTGAAGAATTTGAAGAATTTTTTCAAAATTAGTTTTTCCGTCAATTATATTATAAATTTCAGTAGATAGTTTTTTTAATAATTGTTCTTCCAGAAAAGACAACATATATTATTCTATATAAAAAAAATGAGATTTAATAAAATAATAAATGTTAGATATCGATAAGTTTTTTTTAATTTTGATAAATATTGGAAATGTGTTAAGTGTTGTGTATAATATTCCTCAGATGTGGCACACATGGAAGACAAAAAGGGCTGGAGATATTTCGTCTTATTTTTTATGGATGAGACTCGCTTCATCTGTTATATGGTGTTCATATAGTTTTCATTATAAATTATGGGATGTTTCAATTTCATGGATAATGAGTCTAGTAAGTTCTATGATGATTTTGTATTATAAATATTATCCAGGTTTACCTCGAATGATAGAATTAGCTTAAAAAAAAGATAATATTTTAATATATAAATGATTGATATAGAGAAGGAGTATTCTGAATTATCTCTATTTTTGAAGGATAATAATGTTGTAATTCCAGAGAGCCAGGATTTGGATATTTATAATGTTATTGAATTAATTTTTGAAAAAAATAATCCCAGTACTGCATTTTATATTATAAATTTAGCTGATATTATTCATCAATTGCAATTCTGGAATGATTTATTTCCATATATTGAGCCCAGGTACGCAGTAAAATGTAATCCAAATAAGGTGATATGTCAGTTATTAGGATTATTGGGAGTTGGGTTTGATGTTGCGAGTAGAAATGAGATAAATTTGGTAAAAGATTATGTCAATAATATTTCAAATGTTATTTATGCAAATCCTTATAAAGAAAGTTCAAGTATTCAGTATGCCAGGTCCATGGATGTTGACACAACTGTTTTTGATAGTGAATATGAATTATACAAGATAAAATTATATCATCCTAATTGTAAGTTATTGATTCGAATAAAGGTTGATGATAAGGCTTCTTTGTGTAAGTTTTCTGAGAAGTTTGGAGTTGATACAACTGAAGTGAAGGGATTATTACAGATGGCGAAGAATATGAATTTAAATGTGATTGGTTGTTGTTTTCATGTTGGAAGTGGATGTGGAGATGCTGAACAATATTATAGTGCTTTGCAGGTTTCTAAGGAGGTTTTTGATATAGGAAGAGAGATTGGGTTGAATATGAGTATGTTGGATATTGGAGGAGGATTTCCTGGATTGAGGGATACAAAATCTGAGGATTTTTTGAAAAAAATAAAGGAGACGATTGAACGTGGTTTAAATGATTTATTTACAAATGATTATTATATTGAGAAATTCAATGAAAATAAAGCTAAGCCAAAATTGAAGTTAATTTCGGAGCCAGGAAGATATTTTGTACAATCAAGTCATACCTTGATGGTAAATATTATTGGAAAAAAGGTTAAGTATTTGAAGGTTGATGATGGAGAGAAGAAGAAGATATTTTATTATTATATGAACGATGGAATTTATGGGTCATTTAATTGTATTTATTTTGACCATCAAAAGCCAGAAATTTTACCTTATAATGAAAGAGATGGACAACGTTTTCAGTCAATTATTTATGGTCCGACATGTGATAGTATTGATAAAGTATGTGAGAATTTGCAATTGCCAGAGTTAGAAATAGGGGAGTGGTGTTTTGTAAAGAATTTTGGGGCATATACGGTTGCAGCGGCAACAGATTTTAATGGATTTACGAAGCTGAAGGCATTTTATATTTTGGGAGAGTAATTATTTTTGAGAAGAGTATTTGCATGCAGCATTTATTGCTGATGAAATAAGTACATAAAATATTACTATTGCATAGCACACTAAAAATATTATGCCATCTTTAGCTGCGCCAGAAGCGACAAGTCCTGTTGCAAAAATGGAGGATAATATTATAAGTTCGACGGGAGAATCGAATCTGACTTTTAGGATTATTAAAAATAAAATTGCAATACCAGTCATGATTCCAGGAATGAGTATAACGTTTAAAGTAAGGGTAAAAACTCTTTTGAATTTATTTTCGCCATCTGGTTCATTTTTTAAGTTAACACCTGTTAGGAAGATTGTAACAATAAGAGCGATGACAACACCCATAACAATACCGGCTATAAATAAACCGAAAAATCTAAAAAATCCGAGAGAATATTCTTTAATACCTTGACCAATTGGTGGAATCACCATTATTATATAAAATATTTATTTTACAAATAAATTACTAGATTTAATTTCCACATTACATTTATTATTTCTTTTAATCCGTTTTCAATAACATTTTCTTTTGAAACGTAAATCATTTTTTGTCCGTAATAAATTAGTGAGAATAATATGTATAACATATTTATATTTTTATTACTCTCATTAATATCAAAATCTTTTACGATATATTTAATAAAACTACCATAAATATTTCCATTAACATAACAGTGATGCGCCAAAACATAAGTTCTATTTTTTTTAGGAATCATATTATCAAAAGCATTCCAGGAGTTATTACTAAAATAGACAACACCTTTATTTTTTACGGATAAAAGATAATCCAGGTCATCATAATCGCATTCATCGTGTTTAATAAATACTTCATTTGCAAACATTTTTGGTTTAATAGATTGAATGACTAGGTGCATTTTTTCTTCTATTCCTTTTTCCATTGGTTTATTTCCGAAATGAACATAAATTTTATTTGTGGAATTTGGGGCATTATATTTTGATTGAAATGATGGGACAAATAGTTGATAATTTAATGTTGAATATAATTTATTATGATTTTGTTTTATAAAAAGTTTATTTAAAATGAGTAGAAAATTGGGGTAAATTAAGTTTAACATTGTGTTATCCAGATGAAGTTTGTCATTTGCATTATATACTTTTTTAACAATTTGCATAAAATTATTACGTTCTTCTTTTGGAACTGTTAATTCTTTACTATCTGATGAATTATGTTCAGTATCGTAATATCCGTCATAAAGGAATGAAATTCCAGAGACGTATAGTTTTGATACATTTTGTCTGAGAAGAATAAGGATTGTCATGAGTGCTGAGTTTGGTTCAAAATTCATAACTTTTTGGAGTTGGTTAAAAAATGAAGTTTCAATAAATTCAATCGGACAATTAGGCATTGGTTTATTAATTTGATAACTATCTATTTTTTCTTTTGGATAAGGACAGAAAATAAGTTGAGGAAGTTTTTTAGGAAGTTTGTCCAAAATATCAATATTTTTAAAATTATAAATCCAGACATCAGTTCTTTTACCTAATTTTTCAACATGTTGTGGAATAATACTGCTATTAAAACGAATAACAATATCATAATTTTCTATATCAGTACCTTGGTCAAAATTGAGGAGATAATTTGCTGGCCCAATAAGGGCTACACGTTTTTTTTCAACAATAGATTTGAGTTTTTCTTGAACTAGAAAGACTTTCATGTATTTTGCAAAATCTGGAACATAATCAATTTTTGAAACTTCGTATGATACTTTTTTTTCAACCTTTTGTTTTTCAACAGGTTTTTCATCAGGTTTTTTGTATTCTGGAACTGGAGGAGGAGAAAGACCTTTTGCTAATCTTTCATATTTAAGTCTATCGAGGTCTCTTTCACTTTCAGTGCTTGCCCATCTGTCAGAAGAAGAAAATGTTTGCATTTTTTTTTCAAATCGTTCTTCAAATGAAGGACTAACATATTTTTCTTGTTTTTTTTCATAAAATTCTTTTGGGATTTCAAAAACACTTTTCTTTTCCTGAAATTTAGGAACATCTGGCTTATTCGGTGGAACTAAAGGCCAAGCTTGTTTTGGTTGTGGTTTTTGAACTGGAACATTCCTTTCTTTGATACTTGGACGATGTAATTCGGTGTAGTTTTTTTGAGCTTGAGCTTCCATTCTTTTTTTTTGGTCTTTGATATAATTAACTTTCATTGTGTAAAGTTGACTGAAATGTAGATATAAATCACGTTTTCTAAAATCCTTACTAAGTTGTAATAATATATTTTGTTGTTCTAAATCTCGCATTAATAGAAAATTAGTTGATACTTTACTCATTAATTAATTTATTTATTTAAAAATAAATTTATTTACGAATTTTTAGAGTTATAAAAATATTTTACAATACAATGGAATACTTATGTATTTTAAAGGAAGAAAGTAATAATAATATAAAAAAATTTAATGAAATTAAACAGTGGTTTTTTCAGCAAATAACCGATAAAAAAATAAATTATTGTTTCGAAAATGATATAAATTTTAATAAAATAACATCAAATAATTTTTTTATAATAACACCAAACGTTATTCCATTATTGGTCTCAAAACCACTCGAAAAATTTTCTATATTAAACCAAAGCTTTATTTCCCAAAAAGAAAAAAATGTAGTTTCATTTATTTGTAAAACAAACAATTTTTCTGAAAATATGCCAGGAAAAATTTATATTGATGATTTAGTTGATATTTTAAGTAGAATATCTTATAAAAAGGATACAATATTAGTTAAATATAATAAAAAAAATTATTTGAGCAACCAGTGGTTTTATATTGATAATATACCAGATTTTTTGAATCATTTAGAAAAAACGTATTTTTCATGGTATTATTTGAATTATATAAAACTAATACTTGCACCAAGATATCCAAGAATTATTTATTACGATGGAAAAAATAAATATGAATCTAAAAAAATGATTGCTGAATTGGGTGTACCTGTCCCAGAAACATATGATACATTTGAAAATTTAAATCAAATAACACAAGATGGTCTTGATAAATTACCAAAATGTATAATAAAACCAACAAACTCAGATGGTGGCTATGGAATTGTTAAACAGAAAAATTTACAAATTATTAAGAAAAAATTAAATAATTTTGAAAAAAAAGGAAAAACGAAAGAGTTAGGGCCATTAATTAGAAAATATCATAAACCTCTTATATTAGCAGAAGAATACATCAAAGATTTTTATGGAAAATATACGTCTCCATGTGAATTAAAATTTTATATTTTTAATGGGGAAATAGCCTTTTTTTTAGGAATTAATAAAGCAGTAAACTATGATGGTTTTAGTTTTTTTGATAAAGATTTTAATCAATTTTCAAACTCAGAAATAAGTTTTGACAGAACAATTCTGGATTTCAAATTTCCACATTTACCATATTTTGATAAATTAAAGGAAGATATTTATAAAATTTATGAAAAATTTGTTGAAGATGTACCAAGTAAATTTATAAATAGATTTATAAGAATGGATTTTTATGTTAGTAAAGATAAATATTATTTTGGAGAATTTGCATTATTTCCAAATGGAGGATATGGTGCCAATTTAAATGAATATGGAAAATTATATTTCGCAGAAACCTGGCTTCCAGAAGTTTTTCAAATTTTACGAGCTTGATGTTTCTTTATTGCTACCATTGTATATTTTGCTGTTAATGTTACAACAAAGCCTAAAATACCGCCCCAGAGAATATCAGTTAAAGTGGTTTGTAAATCATATTTTGCGAAGGTTGAGTAGTTAGTTAAATCATATACAGCGTAAACGACTAATCCAAAAATAAGTCCATATCTGGCAGAATCTTCTGGAATATGGTCATCTCTTACTTTTCCTAAAACAAAATAGGTGATACCAAATGCTAAAACTAAGAAGCAAATTATTCCAGGAATAAGTCTTGTCTTCATTACCTCACCATTTTGGATTTGTTTTATTACTTTGCCAAATTTTTTACCCATGTATAACGCTATCATTGTTCCATCCAGGATTAAATAATAAATTAATACAAAAAGAAATGAAAGAAAAAATTCCCCTGTTTTATTCATATATTTAATTAGATTTTTTTTTGTAAAAATTTAAAAGAATTTTTATAATACTTTTTATGTATCAAGAAGAGATACAAAAAAAGAGTTTGTTTTTAAATCAAGATACTAAAAAATTATATTTAATCAATAATAATGAACTTATTGAAATTAATAGTAGCTTACTTGATATAATTGACAAATACAGTAAATTTTTTAAAATTTCTGTTGTAAATCCAAAATTGGCGATATCAAAAGTTAAAATTATTACTGAAGATGATTTGAGTAGTTTTTTTATTCATGAAAAAAAAGAAGATGTTAAAGTAAATTATTATGGATTTCAGCCGAAATTAGTTACTCAAAAAGATTTATCAAATCTTTCTCAAATTGAATTATCTTCTTATGGTGAAGGGTTTTCTTATTTTAACACTGAAACAAACAAACTCTTTTTTCTTAAAAGAAACTTTGATGGAAAATATTATTGGAGTCCAGGCGAAAACTTAGTCGGACTTCCTGGACCAAAAGGACCTAAAGGTGAACCTGGAAAACCTGGAGATAAAGGAGAACAAGGTGTTCAAGGTCCAGCTTTACAAGTTGATTTTGTTTATCAAAGAAGAATTGAAGATTTACAAATTTCTCAAATTGCTTTAAAAAAATTAGGAGAGAATAAGTTTGTTTTTTGTTCTGAGGATGGAAAAATATATGTAACAATGAAAAAAGATGATGAATTTGTTTTAATCGGTGGATATGACTTTATAGGTCAACAGGGTCCGAAAGGTGATAAGGGAGAGCCAGGTGAAAAAGGAGAAAAGGGAGATGATGCGCAAATCATGAAAATAGATGAATTTATTAATTATAATCCTAAAAATAAACCAATTAATGAAATATCTCAGCTACCTGTAGGATATACTTTTTTAAATGTGGAAAATGGAAAAGTTCATGTTGTTGCAAATAATGATGGCTATAAATATATTTCTGAAGGATTAAATATTTCTGGACCCAGAGGTTATCCAGGTTTATTGGGACCAAAAGGAGAGCCTGGCCTAATTGGAGAGCCTGGTATAATGGGGATGCCAGGACCTCCTGGATTAAGGGGAGAAAAAGGTCAGAAAGGAGATATTGGTCCAGCTTTTAATCCGAATAAGGTTGGAAGTAAATTACCTCAAAATTTTACGCATGCTGAGTTAAAAAAAATGGGGCCAGGATATTCATATTTTTGTACTGAATCTGGCTCTCTTTATTTTACAATGGAAGATGAAGGTAAAATTATTTTTTCAAAAGGATTTCAAGTAAAAGGTGAAAAAGGAGAAATTGGGAATCCTGGTCCTTCTGGGTTACAAGGTGAGCCAGGAAATCCTGGACCAAAAGGAGAACCAGGTATTCAGGGTATTTCTGGATTAAAAGGCGAAAAAGGAGATAAAGGAGAAAAAGGTGATAGAGGACTCATGGGTATGCAAGGACCAGCTTATACTCCAGATTTTAAATTATCTAAAAATCCAGATTTATTTTCTCAAGAAGAACTTGAAAATTACGGTGAAGGAACTAGTATTCTTAACACATTAGACGGTAAATTATATTTCATCCAGAGAAAAAATGACAAACTTTGTTTTTCAAATGGATATGATATAATAGGAGTTCAAGGTGAAAAAGGTATTCCTGGAGATAAAGGAGACCCTGGACCTAGAGGAATGATTGGACAACCTGGAAAGCCAGGTGATAGTTATTTGACATATAATGATAATAGAAATTTAAGCTATGGAAAAGGTGGTTTTGCAGTTGGAAAGGATATTGAAATAATAGAGAATGAGAGTTTGAGAGTTGGTTCAAGAGAATCTGGGGAAACATTATTTGTTTTAGATAACAAGGAAAAAATTGTAACAAAATACAAATTTCCAGAACAAAATATAAATCATGTTACTGAATTGAAAAATGATGAAGTGAATATTTACTGGGAAAGTAATAACAAAATTACTTATAATTTGTTTGATAAATTAAATATCAACAATGAAAAAAATGATTCAATAAAAATGTTGGTTCCAGTTACTGTTGGAAGTATTGGAATGAATGATAATTTGATATCATTTGAAAAGGATTTGACATTGGTAGGTGAGAATGTTAATTTTTTTGCGGATAAAATAAATTTGAGGAATTGGAGTTTTGGGAAGGATATTATGGGTTGTAATAATTTTAGGATTGATACAAATCCATTAAAAATATGGGATAATGAATTGATAATTAATCATTCTGAAAAATGTCTGGAATTCCAGGAAGATAAAATAAGATTGAATTCTAGAGAACTGGAAATTGAAGCAAAAGAACTTCGATTTAATGATATAACTTTTATTTCCAGAAACACAAAATTTGAATCAGTTTCAATCCAGAATAAATGCCATGATTTTTATATCAACAATATTCGTGTATCTGGAAATAAAATTTCTAATCCAGAAATAATATTTAATGATATTTTGAAGATAACAGATGTTGTAGAATTTACTGGGAAATTGTTTTCATTTGGTGATTCAAAAATTACTTTGGGTGAAACTTCATTAACAAAATCAAATATTAATATAAAAAATAACTCTTTCACTCTGGATACACAACAAATAAATTTATCTGGAAAAAAATGTATAATTAGTCTCCCAGGAATTCATATTGATGATAATATATTTATTGAAAACAAAAATATTGATTTTAATAATATTGATTTAACAATAAATTCAATATTCCAGATAAAAAATGATACAATAAATATTGTTGGAAAAATATTATTTGAGAATCCAGATTTTGTAATAAATGGAGGTAAGACTGTAATAAAGAAGGGTAGTTTTCAGGTTAATAATTCAGAAATACAATTGGAGCAGGTTTTGATGAATGTTAAAGGAAATTTTCAAATGAATAATTTTATGATAATTGATGATTCTGGATTAATAGTAAAAGATAAAAAATTTTTAATGAAGCAGGCGGAATTTAATTATTTTGGGACAGATAAAAACTGGATGAAGTTAAAAGATGATTTTATGGTTTTGAATGGTATGAATTTATCTTCTGTTTCTGGAATTATACTTGTTGACAAATCTGATGTTCATTTATTGGAATCTAATTTTAAATTAGATGCAAAAAGTACGATTCAAATTGGGGAGAGAATTATGATTCAGAATGATGCAATTAAAATGAATAATGTGTTTACTATTTTGGAGAATTCAAAATTAATGTTTGGAAATTTAAATTTAATTTTAACGGATAATACTGCTGAATTTAATGATTATAATATTTCGATAAAAGAAAGTAAGTTATTAATTAAAAATAAAAAATCGGAGATTAATTTTGGAGATAATTTGGTTATAAATAATACGCATGTATTTTTGAATGGGGAGTTAGATATTAATGGAAAAGTAATTGTAAAAAATGGTTTATTCCAGATATTAGAAAGTGATTTTCAAGTGGATAATATTCGTGTTGGGCAGAATTTAAAAGTTACTGGCAAATCTTTTCATGCAAGTCAATATGATACTATTTTAGAGAATGGAGGTTTTACAATAAATTCAAGTACAATAAAATTCCAGAAGTCTGATTTGGAATATAGTAGTGGGGAAATAAATTTAAAAAATAGTAAGATAAATTATTTGGTGGACGGGGTACAAAAAGTTTCTCTGGAGGCTTCAAATTTAAAATTAAACAATGTTTTTGTATCTGGACAAGATATAAAAATAAAAATTAATAAAAATTTATTGATAAGTGAAAATAAGATTATAAATAATGAGTTTGAGTGGATGTTGAAGGATTGTAAGATTGATTATCAGGAGGGTAAGTTGGTGTTTTTGCCAACGTTTGCTAAGATGAAAAATTACAAATTAGTTTTGGATGAATCTTGTTTTGTATATAAAGATGGGGAAACTATGATATTAGTAGAAAAGGATACATTTTATACTTCAAATGTTAATTATAAGTTAAAAAATAATAATCTGGAATGGTTAGATAAAAATGGTAATCAGATTATATTATTAAATCAGAATCAGTTAAATGTTACTGGGGCAACAATACAATATAAGAATAATAATGTTCATCATGAGAAAACAGAGTTGAAGTTGAGTAATTCGCAGATTGAGGTTCATGGAGGTGAGATAATTTTGGATAATTTTAAAATCCAGGATTCAAGTAAGAATTTTATAATTAGGCAAAATAGTTGGGAATGGAATACAAGTATATTGCAGTATAATAAATCTACTATTAAATTAGCTGGGACGAATATTGAGAGAAATTTGGGAGTAGATAAGGGAAGAAATATCGAATTGGAGTATTCAAGAAGTAAGTTTAATTGGTTGGATGAAAAGAATAAAGTTTTGATGTTTCTGGGAGAAAAGTCAGCACAATTCAGTTTTCCAGGAATAGATTTTTGTAGTGATATTAATTTTAAGAATAAGAATAATGAAGTTATAACATCTTTAACTGATTCTGGATGGAAATTTGAAAATACTTCAACTTATTTTGTGAATTCCAGAATTCAAGTTGAAAAGAATGGTTTTCCAGTTTTTTCTGTTGGAGGTGATGATGTACAAGTAAAAAATGTACCATTAAAAATTTTTGACTCATCAATTAATTATACATATGAGAGAAAAAATGCACAATTTTTGTTAAAGAATGATATATTATATACGAATTATATAGATTTCGAGGTTAGGAATGGGCAGTTTAATTGGAATCAGGGGAAGCTTTTATTGTCTGGAAATCAGATGAAGTGTTCAGAGTTGAATATAGAGTTTATAAATAGTCCTTTGGTGATGAAGACTGGGAAGAGTGGTTTGCATATAAGAGATGATAGGATTGAGCTGGAGGATTATGTTATTCAGATAAAGAATTTGAAGAACGATTTTATATCGATTGGGAAGAATACGATGAAGATTGATTCTGGAAGTATTGTATTAAAATCTGGGAGATTTTATAATGAATGTTTTACGTTAGACCAGAACATGATTAGAATCCAGCAGGCTCAGCAAAAGATACAACAGAATGATATATATTATGAGGATAGTTTGTTAAATTTGGATTCAAATTCAAGGATAAAATTAGGAGATTGGGAGATAAAGCTGGATGGGGATGGATTGAAGATTGTTAATAATAAGACTGAATTGAGTTTAAGGCAAAATAGGGTGGATATGATTGTTGGGGGGCAAGTAGTATCGATAGGAGGTTTTGATAAGGGAGGTGAAGTAATAGTTGAGAGTGGAGGTTTTAGGATACAAAAGAGGGAGGAGGATGTTTATTTACAGAATTCTGGAAAGATTTATATGAAAACAAATGAGCCAGGAATTTGGTCTGATGCAATAAAAGAGATAAATAATGAAAAGTATGTTGACCAAATGAAGTTGAATAGTATGATGATAGAAGCAATTGAAAAATTGAGGAATTGAAAAAAATATTATATTTTATAAATTATGTCTAATACAAATAAAATAACGATTGATTTACAAGGAGAAGTTGAAGATTTTTATAGAAAAAGAAGGAAATTGGGTTCGAGTTTTGGAATCTATGCACCATATATAAAAATTTTTGAAGGTGAAGAACAGAAATTTAATAAAAAAGATTTTGTTAAAAATGGGAAAATATTGATTAAAAATAATAACTATTCAGTTTGTTATAGAAAGAATCCAGATGAAAAGTGTGTGAAGGAATGGACGAAAACTGGGAGACATAGGATAAGTTTGATTTCCAGACGTTTAAATTTGGATGATAATCCAGTAAATGATTATTATAAATTTTTAAAAATTATGGAATTTATTAATGAACATAATGAACTTGCTGAGTTTTTAATTGATAATGAACTTTTATCAAACTCAGATTTGCACACTTATGAAAATATTACTGCAAATAATAATAACAATAATTTAAGACAGACAAACAATAATAATAATAATAGATTAAAAAATTTACAATATAAAAAAAATGAGTTGAATCAGTTGTTGAGAGAAAGGTTAAATTTATATGAAAATAATAACATAAATGAGGCAATTAAAAATAAGCAAAAAAATTTGACTGAGAATGATTTGCAGTTAATTTTTAATAGGATAAAAATATTAAAACAATTGGAAAAAGTTGAAAATATAACAAGAGAAAATTTGGTCAAAGTAAAAAATATAACAAGAGAAAATTTGGTCAAAGGAAAAAATAATAATAATGTTGAACCTTTTTCAGAAGGACCTGTTTTTGAAGCATCTGGAGGAGGTTTATTTAACAAGGTGAAAATGGTGGGAATTGGATTGGTTTCACCGTTGATTTTAATTTTAGCTTTGATATGTTATGCAATTGAAAGGGGTAAATATCCGAAGGTTGTAAGTGCAGGAAATGAAACTGATTACTTTGTTTATACAAAAAATGTTTTAAATTTAATAAAACCGTATCTGGCTGGAGAAACCGAGGAAATACAAGAAGTTAAAATAGAAAATGCACATTTGGAAAGAAAACCACCAAAACAAATCAGACCGGTTAATACTACAAAAAAACCAAAACAAAATTTAACAAATGCTGAACTAAAAAAACAAAGTAATAACATTGATTTTGAATTAAATAAATATAAAGAATTAATTGAAAAAATTGATAATTTAAAGGAAGAAAAAAGAAAGGAAGAAAAGCCTTTTACTTTAACGGAAAAATCAGTTAAAAGGATTAAAGGATATATAAAGACATGTGAAAAATATTGGAAAAAACAACATGAATTAACTTATACACAGGCAAACGAAATTCCATATATTATAAGATATTTTGAATTATTATTAATAAGTAATGAATCAACAAAACATACAATAAAAAGCAGGAAAGAATCACAAGAAAGACGACAATCAATGAGGAAAGAATTGAATAGGAATGTCAAAGAACGTCAAAAAGAAGCAAATGAACGGTATAAGGAACGTATGAAAAAAGTTCCTCAAGGATTTAAATCACCAATTAGTAAAGGTGTATTGCAAAGGGAAACTGTTGCTCGTAATTGGGAAACTGGTTGGCGAACACCAAGGAATACTCAAAGAGCACAAATAGCACATAGAGGAGGGCAGTCATTACTTTCAGATTTTTTTGATTTTTATATGAGATATAATGAGGATTCGTATTTTGAGATAGGTAGAATTACTTCTGATGGTAGAGTTATACCATTGGACCAGATGAATAGATATTTTATGAAGGTTATTTTTGAGGAAGATGATATAATAATTGATAATATTGTGGAAATACCTTCAGATATATATGAATCAATGGAGGTAAATTATGATTTGATGAGGAAGAGGATGGAGAGGATAAGTCCGGTTAAAATGGGTGAAAAATTTTTGAAAGCATTAGTGCAGGACCGCAATAATCCTTTAAGGTATACAAAATTGGAGGGACAATTAGAGTAAATTTATTTTTTCTTTTTTTTATGTAGTTCTTCTTCTTGATTCAAGGCTTGTTTTTTCTTTTCTTTGTCAGCCATTTTCTTTTTATAGATAGCGTCGTAATCTACTGTATCTAAACTATTTATTTTATCAATTATCATGAATCCAGTTAATATTGCGCAAATTGCACCAACAGATTCGTAAATTTCAGGTAAAGTTGTTGTTAGAGTAATTTGGTCAAGTTTGCCTAATTTTTTGAGGATGATAACATTACCGATTGCTTTTTGGAAGTGGACGATGTTATAGGTTGTTTTTTCTTTTTCTTCTGAGTGACCGGAGGAAGCTTTTTGAAGTTTAAATTCGTAATCGTGGTCATTTACGATAATATTTAGGGGCTCATCCTGCATTTCTGTTAAAATTTTGTAAGAATCTTTTGGTGTATCAAGTTTGTATTCTTTTGTATTTACTTCATTAAATTTGAAGTTGTATGTTGGTGTTTTGGAGGGTGAGCTGAAGTAAAAAAAGTACATGTCAGATACTTTTTCTGATTTGTTAGAGGGACTGATTGTGATTTCGTCTGGTTCAAATCGGAAGGAAAATGTATCGGCATCTTTATCTCTTTTGAGAATTACTTGTTTTTCAACTGGTCCATCTTTTTTTTTATCTTTTTTGTCGTCTTTTTTGTTTTGTAATCCTTCAAAAATTTTGGGACGATAGATTGGGGGGTAGACAATTGCTGGAAGAATAAAGAGAATTAAGAATAAATAAAGAATATAAATTTTCATCATTATTAATAATAATAATGAAAATAATTTTTACTATAGTTGTAATTTTGATTTATTTATCTTTTCTTATTCTTCTACCTAATTCTAAAACTCTGGAAAGATTTGAAGCATCGAGTGATTGTTGCGCAGATTATGAAAAAAGAAGAGTAGGGATAATTGAGGGACAAGTTAATTCAATTAATGCTTCAATTTCAAATTTGACTGCAAAAGTGAATGAGGCAAATGCAACAGCAAACAGTGCAAATAGTGGGGTTCAAAGATTGGAAAAACTTGTTGAAGACATTAAAAAATCTATTGAAGAGCAGGTAAAAAAAGGTTAAGATATTAAAATCATAATAAAATAGCACAATTTTTTACTAAATTTATTATAAATTTTATGAATTTTTATTTTAGTATATTCAATTTCTTTAAGGAAACTCGTTATAGCAAAATTTAGAGGTATTTTAAGTACTTGTAATTTTGCTTTATCTTTCATTTGATTAATTATTGTTGAAAAAGTTACAAAATTGTTATCATTTGTGTATAAACCAAGAGTAATTTCTTCTTTTTCCATATATTTTTTGCCACCCCATGGTAAATCATAAAAAATTACTTCTTGTTCTAGTGTTTTGGCAACATTTAAAAAATTAGATTTTATTAAATTAACTTTATTTGCACTTTTATAAAGATTTACATTATTCTGAAGAATAGAAAAATGTAAATCATCTATTTCAACAGAATTAACTTTTTGTATTTGAGGGTGAAGTAAAAAGCTAATTGTATTTCCTCCACAACATGCAGTGCTGTCAGTGATAGTTATTTTATTTTCCCCAAAATATTTAGTTATTAGATTGGATATAAAATATGCTTCATTTTTTTTGGTGATACTATATAGTCCAATATCTGTAACTCTTATTCTTTCAGGGGGGTCATTTGGTTTGGGAAATATTTCACATATTTTTTCAATACTGATATCAGACCCTACAATTATTTCTTTTGGATATTCATTTGTTTCTTTTGTTTCTTCATCAGAAACATTATTTGAAATTTTAGATTCAATTGAAGAAATTATTTTATCTAAAATTTCCTGAATTATATTAATTTCTTGTATATCCATTTTTACAATTATAATTTAATATAAGGTTTTCTTTATGTTATTTTTTCTTATTACAATTAAATGACGCCAACTATTAATGCAATTTGCACAATAGAAGAAGTGAAAGACAACAGAATGATAGTTGAGGTAATACCAAATAAATTAAAAGACAATCAGCCCCAGTTTTATTATTTGAATACAAATAAGAAAATAGAATACACAAATTTTAATGATTTTAACAGTAAAATAAAAGAAATTATAAATAGAAATAATACAATATATATTACTTTTTGTGGAATAAGTAATAAAGAGGAAGATATTCCGGAATATTTGTATTTAGTTTTTAGTGGAAATGAGATTAATTATAAGGGAAATGATGGTTATAAAATATATTTGGAATTTAATTTCAAAAAAGCTGGAGAATCATTGCAGAATGAGTTAGAAAATTTATTTACTAATAATGTTGGAGTTTTTATTCAGGGATATCTTTAGTTATATAGGTGGCTAATTATATCAAATGCAGAACCATCTTTTCTTTTAGCAACTTCTTCATTTTCCATCATAGATTTTAATCCAGAGTTTAAATCTTCAAGACTTAACTTTTTCTTTTCGTCGGAATCAAGACAGAAAACTCTTCTGGAATGAGAAATTTTTGCACATTGAATAAGTGTTTCCAAATCTCCACCGTTAAATTCAAATATTTTTCTGTTATCTTCAAAAAATCCAAGAAGTTTTTTTTCTTCAATATTGAATTCCCATTTATAATCGATTAATAATTTTTTAAAAATATTCATTAAATCTTCATGATTATATTCATCGATAGTGTATCTGAATGGAAATCTTCTTTCCAGACCTGGATTGTAGGAAAAGAAGCTATCTTTTAAGGCCTTTTTATATCCAACAATGATGCAAATAAAATCTCCTTTACCTTCACTTAAATTTTGATTAATTGTATCTATACATTCTTTACTGTAACTGTCTCTTCCTTCTGGATTTCCTAAACTATACGCTTCATCAATTAATAGAACGCCACCTTTTGCACTATCAATTGCTTTTTGTGTTTTGATAGCAGTTTGGCCTAGATATTGACCGATTAAGTCACTACGTCGTACAGAGTGAACTCTATCTTTTTTAAGAAAACCAAGTCTTGCATAAATTTTGGCAAGAATTTTTGCAACTTCTGTTTTTCCAGAGCCAGGAGGACCTTCAATAATTGTATGCATCATGTGCGTATTTTTTTCCTCAAAGTCTTGTAAAAAGTAGATAACTTGGTCAAGAATAGCTTTTTTTAATTTTGGCATACCAATCATACGTTTTAATTCTGTAAGTGGGTCAACTAATTTGTTGAGAACGACAACGTCGATGTTATATTTTTTCTTTTCGCCAGGTTTGTAAAGATTTCCTAATTCGATAAGGTCTTCAATTGTATTTATTTCTTTTGTAATTTTGACTTTTTCCCATGAGTCGTCATATTCTGAAAAATTATCTTGAGTTTTTTCACGTTTTTTGTTATGATAAGAGCCAATTATAAAGTCAACAAATTCTTCGTCACTGTTATTTCCACCACCACCTCCTGAACTTGTTTCAAATTTATCCCGTCTTATTTGGTCATTTTTTCCATTTCTGCTTGTTTTGGAGCTGACTACTGTTTTTTCAGAGTCTCTAGACCTTTTTTCAGAATTATTTTCGTTAGGATTTTTCTGAGGCATTATTTAAATAACATCTTCATTCTTTTAAATAATAAATTTAGTAAAAAAATGCTGAAAATTTTTACAAAAACTTTAAAAATTTCGAAAAAATTGAAATTTAAAAGATTATTCTTATTATCTAACTATAGTTATAATGAGTACTACCCTTGTTTCTCAAGTTCAAAATGAAAATAATCCAGGAAAAGTATTGACAAATGCGTATTTTCTTGACCAGAGAAGGTTGGTTAGGCATCAAATTGATGGATATGATAATTTTATTGAAAATAAGCTTTATGAAATTCTTGACGAATACAATTCAAATCCAAAAAACATAATATATGCGGATTACGACAAAGAACTTGGAAAAAATAAATTGGAGTATCGAATTATATTTGGAAAAATTTATATATCAAAGCCGATTGTGCAAGATGACCAGAGTATTCAGAGACAGATGTTTCCGAATGATGCTCGTTTGCAAAAATTAACTTATAGTTTAACAATTAAAGTTGACATTAGTCACAGAATTACTGAGCATTTGGAAAATGGACAAGTAAAAGAGAGTGAGTGTGAATTTTTATCTGCGCATCCTATTGGAAAGATACCGTTGATGTTGCAATCAAAATTTTGTGTTTTAAATGAGAATAATAATAAGACTTTGGCTGAGATGGGAGAAGATAAATATGATTATGGAGGTTATTTTATTGTGAATGGAGCTGAAAAGGTTGTTGTTTCGCAGGAGAGACAGGCTGAGAATATGGTTTATTGTTTTCAGCAGGGAAAAGGTCAGAGTAAATTTTCGCACAAGTGTGAGATACGTTCGGCGAGTGAGACAAATCCATTTAATGTAAAAAATGCGGAGGTAAAATTGACTGCGAAGGAGGGAACAATTGGGAGGACAATTAAAGTGAAGGTGCAGGGAATGCGTCAGGAGTTGCCTCTATTTGTTATTTTTCGAGCATTAGGAATTATTTCTGATAAGCAAATTGTTGAATTTATACTTTATAGTTTGAGTGATTCTGAGGTTGCTCCGTATTTGGAGTTGATTCGTCCATCTATTGATGAGGCTGCTCCGATTAGGGACCAGCAAACTGCACTTGAATATTGTAGCAAATATGTAATTTTGCAGACTGGAATTAAGCCAGTTACATTTCAGACATCTGCATATAAGTTATGGCAGACACATAGTATAATAATGGAGGAATTTTTGCCACATTTGGGCAATAGTCCAATTAAGAAGGCGTATTTTCTTGGATACATGACATATCGTTTAATTTATAGTTATTTAAATGATGATTATGCTGACAGAGATTCATTTTTAAACAAGCGAGTTGATTCTACAGGTGAAAATATGGCATTTTTGTTTAGAGCAAATTTTAAGAAGATGATGAGAGATGTTGAGAACAAGTGTCGAATTGAGTTGACTAGGCATAGATTTCAGGATTTGAATACATCATTGAATAAGAAAATAAAGAAGAGTGATATTGAGAGTGGAATGAAATATGGGCTTTCAACTGGTAATTGGGGTCTTCAGAGTAAGGACAATAAGAAAGGAATTGCGAGAATGTTGAATAGATTAAGTTATTTAAGTTTTTTGTCTGATTTGAGGAAGGTGCAGGCTCCAATGAATAAGACGTTAAAATCTCAGCAGCCCCGTTTGTTGCACAGTACGCAGTGGGGTCGTATATGTCCAGCGGAGACTCCAGAAGGAGCGCCGATTGGTATTGCAAAGCATTTATCTATGATGACAGTTATTACTGTTGGGAGTTCAAGTGAGCCTGTAAGAAATTTTTTGCAGAATTTGGGCATTGAGAATTTGGAGGATGTTGCAGCACCGACTATTTATGGTAAGTGTAAGGTTTTTGTGAATGGAGATTGGGTGGGTATTCATGACAGGCCCAAGGTTCTTTATGAGGAGCTTATTAAGTTGAGGCGCCAGGGAATGATAAATATTTATACGAGTATTTCCTGGAATGTTGAAATTAATGAAATTTATGTATCTACTGATGGAGGAAGATTGGTTCGTCCATTGGTGGTGGTAAAGGATAATAACATATTGTTAACTGAGGAGATTGTTGCAAAATTGAATGTGCAAGAATTAACTTGGGATGAATTGTTGACTGAAACTAATGGAGTATTTTGTATTGAATATTTGGATGTTTCAGAGGAGAACAATGCAATGATTGCGATGTCACCTATAGATTTGGAGGGTAATAAGAAAACAAATGATAGGTTTTATGAGTATACTCATTGTGAGATAAGTCCGAATTTAATTTTTGGAGTTTGTGCGACAACAGCGCCGTTAAGTGAGCATCAGCAGGCACCACGTGTATTATATTATAGTGCACAGTGTAAGCAGGCTGTAGGAATATTTGCGACAAATTTTGAGGATAGATTTGATACGAGTGGGAATGCTTTATATTATCCGCAGAGGCCTTTGATTCAGCCGTATAATACTAGTTTTATCAATGTTGATAAGTTGCCAAATGGTCAAAATGTGGTGGTGGCAATTGCGTGTTATATGGGTTATAATCAGGAGGATAGTGTTATTGTTAATAAGTCTTCATTGGAGAGAGGTATGTTCACAACTAGTTATTTTCGTACGTACGAGGGTAAGGAGCAGAAGAATCAGAGTACTTTGGAGGAGGAGAAGTTTTGCAAGCCGGTTAAGTATAATCCTAATGGGACTGCAAGGACAGCTGGGATGAAGGAGGGTTCAAGTTATGGAAAATTGGAGGAGTCGGGTTTTGTGAAGGAGGGGACGAGGGTAAGTGGAGGAGATGCGATTATTGGTAAATGTATTCCATTGAAAACGACAAGTGATGATGATATTAAGTTCAGAGATGCTAGTACATTTGTGAAGAGTACTGATTCAGGTGTTGTTGATAAGGTTTATGTTAACAAAGATGGAGAGGGTTTTAAGTTTGGGAGGGTTAGAGTAAGGAGTGAGAGAATACCAGAGATTGGTGATAAGTTTGCATCAAGGTTTGGAAACAAGGGTACTTGTGGTATTACATTTACGCAGGAAGATATGCCTTTTACTAAGCATGGTATTGTGCCCGATTTAATCATTAATCCGATTGGTTTTCCGAAAAGAATGACAATTGGACAGTTGATTGAGACGGTTTGTGGCAAGACTGGTTCATTGAAGGGATATTCAATTGATGGTTCTCCATTTACAAAGATGAATCCGAATGATATATCAGATATATTGGAGAGTTGTGGATTTCAGAGGAATGGGTTGGAGGTATTATATAATGGAAAGACTGGAGAGCAGATTGATGCGGCAATATTTATTGGACCAAGCTATTATCATAGATTGAAGCACATGGTCCAAGATAAACTTCACTGCACAAAAGGTGACCATGATGTTTTAACATTAAAAGGGTGGAAACCAATTCCAGAGATAACGTTATCAGATGAAGTGGCTTCTTTAGTTGATAATAAATTAGTTTATCAGAAGCCTATTAATGTATTCCATTATTCAAATTATAAGGGAAAAATGTATCGTATTAAGAATCAATTGGTTGATTTGGATGTGACTTCGAATCATCGCATGTATGTTTCCAGGCCTTATGGAAGAAAGCATATATGGCAGCCATATGATTTTATAAGAGCTGATGATTTATTTGGAAAACAAGTTAAGTACAAAAGAGATGCTGATTGGGATGTTCCTAATTATCAGTTTGTGCTTCCTGCAATGACTGATGGTAATAATATTTTAAGACCGGACTTACATGTTGATATGGATGCTTGGTTAACATTTTTTGGTATTTGGATAGCCGAAGGATGGTCAGTTGATAATAAAAAGGTAACTATTGCAGCAAATAAACCTCGTGTTCAAAGGGCTTTTGATGATGTAATTCCAAAACTAGGGTTTCACCTTAACAAAACAAAAGCAATGAAATGGACGATTAGTAATGTTCAATTGGTAAGTTATATGCAACAATTTTCGGTTGGAGCTCCTAATAAATTTTTGCCTGATTGGGTTTTTAAGCTGAGTCAGAGACAATCAAGAATTTTAATTGAAAGTATGATATTGGGAGATGGATATATTGATAAGAGAAATATTTGTCAATGGTATTCTACTTCTTCAATAAAATTGGCCGACCAGTTTATGCAGTTATGTTTACATGCAGGATGGTCTTCGAACAAGACTGTACATGTGAAGGCAGGAACAGAGAATATAATTTATGGAAGAAAGGTAATAAATAATTATGATATTCTGAGATTGAGTGTTATAAAGACAAAGAATCAACCTGAGGTTAATCATGGACATCATAAGAAGCAAAATATTCAAGAAGAGGAGATGTATGATTATGAGGGTTCAGTTTATTGTGTTGAAGTACCCGGTAATGTGTTCATGGTTAGAAGGAATGGTAAGCCTGTTTGGACTGGAAATAGTAGAAGTTCCGGACCATACAGTCAGCTTGTTAGACAGCCCAGTGTTGGAAGGGCTAGGGATGGAGGTTTTAGAATAGGTGAGATGGAAAGAGATGCAATGTTATCACATGGTACTGTTCAATTTTTGAAAGAACGTATGTTCGATGTTTCGGACAAGTATTTTGTGACATTGTGTAAGGAGACTGGAATGATAGCAGCGGTCAATCCAGAGAAGGGAATTTATAGAAGTTTGTATAGTAATAACAATACTGATTTTGTGAGGGTGCAGTTACCGTATGCAAGCAAATTATTAGTTCAAGAGTTGTTGTGTATGGGTGTTGTTATAAAGATGAAAACAGATTCACCTTCTGAGACGAAGAAAAAATCAAAGAAGAATAAGGATAAGGAAAATAAGGATTAGGTAATTTGAAAAAAATAGGATTTTCTAATGTAATATAAAACAATATTTGGTATTGTTTTATTTTTATAAATAAATATCTCTAGATGTGTTCATTGATGCGTAAGGCATGGAAAAGTTCTCCAAGATTTTGCCATCCAGCGCAATCAAGTTTGATTTCTTTTGAAGTGATTGTTGAGATATCAAATTTTTTGTCCCATACATTCATGCTTTTTTCAAGGCGTGAGTCTTTGCATGGGTATTTTGGTTTGTTAGATTTGATTGGATTTTCTTGTTTTGACCACACGTCATACATAGTTTTCCAATCATTCCATTTGTCGTTCCATTTTTTTGTCTTTTTCTCCAAACTTTCAGAAATTTTAAGACATTTTTTGAATGAACCATTTGGAGACCAATAGATGATAAATTTACCATCTTTATACTCGATGACACCCATCTCAAAAAGCTTTTTCCAATAATCAATATCTCGAGGTTTGTAATTAGCCAATTGTGAATTTTTGGGTGTTCTGCAAAGGGAAGCATTCGCACTTACTGTTGGACTATTATGTAACAAATGTCCACTTTCCATGCAACTAATACCATTTTTGATAAGAGAAAATTGAAAACAGTTGTCTTCTCCCATTCGAATAGGAAGGTAGCAGACTGTATTCTTTCTGAGCAACTTCATGTTCAAAACAATAAGTTGGTTGCAGGCAGTATGTTCATATGAAGAAATCATTTGGCAATTGGGTTGCTTTTTGTAGGAGAAGCTGCGTCTGTGGTTTTGATTTGAGAATCCTAGCATTCCAACTTGATTCGGTTTTCCTTTGCCAGGAATGGAAATCTCACATTTGAAAATATCGGAGATATGCGTTTTAAGCTTCTTGAAATTTTCACTGTCATTAAGACCACAATTTGAATCAGCTACCCATTTGTAAGCACCTTTTTTGTTTTTCACGTAATCACCTTTCTCATCTTTTTGGGAGAAATAGGTTGTGATACTGTTTCTGTCATCATCTGATACCCATACGAAATCACGCATGGAAACACAACCAAATGCAAGAGAAACATTGCGAGCATCACCAACACACATATCTCTAATATTCATCATGGGCTCAAAAGTAGAGTATCCAATCAGGTGAAACTTTCCAGACATATACAGGCCAAAAAGACTTGTAATATATAATTTGAGAAGTTGGTAAGGAACAAGAACATATACATCAAAATGACGTTTACCATCTGTGATTCCTTGGTAATTCTCAATAGTTTCAGAAAGAGAGATAATTCTCGTGTGTTCAGGGGTTGCGTTGTCAATACGACTGATAATCCCGATGGGGTAAGTTGCGTTAAAATTATCGAAGGAAAATCCTTCTTTAACGCATAGACGAACGCCTTGTTCTTTCCGGAGCTTAACCATAAGTTTGGTTTTTCCGGTAGGAATCTCTTTGAAAGAGAAGCTAAGGGTTTTGGATGCAGCAGTAACTGCGAAACTAGAGTCAATAGAAACTGTAGATTTGTTAGAAGTCATTTTCATGAATTCTAAAAATAAATGGAAAACAAGCTATCAATTTTTAGAATTTATTATTTTGACCAAAAGTTAAAATAATAGATTGAAAATCGTTATAATTTATTGAAATCAATATCCTCTTCATCCTCGTCGTCTGATTCAGAATCAGATGATGGCATATCATATTGTCGTTGAGGAATAAATTGCTCATCATTTTCTTCATCATTATAATCATAAGTCTGGATATTATTATCCTGCAAACAATCATCAAATGATGGGTCAGTTATTTGTCCAAGTTTTTTTAATTTTCTAACTTGGTCTGGCATATAACATAATAAAATGTCGTATGTATCTTGAACAAAACTTTCATCTGGATTATTTCTGAAATCTCTTCCAGAAACAAGTATAACATCATCCGTTTTCATGGTTTGCCATCCTTTAAGTGCGCCTCTGGCTCTTCCCATAGTTTTTTCCTGGGTTCCATGAATAATAATAGAAAAGCGTTTATCACCTAATTTTTTTACAATTCTTGCATAAGTTTGTCCTTCTTGTGCAATCTCAAAGGTTGGAGTTTGAAAGCTTCCTTTTTTAGCCTTTTTGTATCCCTTTCCTCCCTTTTTATTGGGCATATAATTATTTTATACATTAATTTTTAAATACGTAAGCAGCGAATATTAACAATAATAACGCAAATAAAACAGTTGTCCAGATGTTTATATTCTGGAAATAATTCACTTTTGGATTTTGAAACATGGGCATCCCACCAAAAAAATGTTCAGTTATAACATCACATGGTCCATAATATTGTGTTTTTATCCCAGAATTTTTTGCCTCACAATCATTTCTATAAGTTTTTCTATCTGTTCCACAAACAGGCTCATCTTTATCTGGACATGTTTCATTATATTTTTTGGGTGTTGGGCAACCACATAAATAATCATTTAAAGAATGACCACTTAAACTACTAATATGTGCTTGTTCTACTCCATTATTTAATGAATTATAAAATCGCGCATCATATTTTTGGCAAAATCCATTAAAACACATCTCACCTGGTGAACAATCGCCATTATTCTTGCAACTTTTACTTTTCCCTCCTAAACTTTGATACTTTTGATTGTATGGCTGTATAGCCTCATCTGGATCACCTACTTGTCTCTCGTTCAATTCACAATTTGTTAAAGTTTTATTTAAATTATTTCTGCAAAATTCAGTATTCTTTGTATTATCTATCTCACATAAATACTCTTTAGGTATTATTGTTCCTGGACAACAACCATACTTACTATTTAAACAAACTGCTTTGTCAATTATTGGACAATTTTCTCCAGATTCATCCATCTTTACAGTTCTTTCATCTGAACAACAACCATATTTTGATTCTTTACAATCCTTGTCAATCAAAGTCGGACAATTTGTTCCAGCTTTATTCTTTTTATAAGTTTTATTATCTGGACATAATCCATATTCAACGGATGATACAGTATCTAAAGCTCTCATTTCAACTTTTCTTTCTACAGTTTCCTCTGGTAGAACATTTTGTCCAACAATTCTTTCTGTTGTGCAATTATTATCGTAGAAACTGTATCTGCAAAATATGTCTCCATCATTACCATAAGGAGGATAATTCATGTAAAATGATTCTAAACTCCTAGGAGGATTATATAATGATTGAGGAACATCTTTTTTTATATAACTGGAAGCATTGTCCATACCAAATGTATCTGGAATACCAATAAATTGTAAATTATCTTTTGGTAAATTGTAAAGTCTGCATAAAGGTTGGCTTTGAGTTTCTCCACTTACAAAAAAATTGCATGCACTTCTCTGGGTGCACATCTTTGCACAATCAGAAGCACTTTCCATACTTTGATAAAATTTATTTGCAGCAGTTGCAGTGCTTGGCATTTTATTTTCATGTTTTGTATAATCTAATAATGGGTCCCTATCTTCTGGAAATAAAGTACCATAAACTAAATTTGGATTTAATCCTTCGCATTTTAATTGTTCTTTTCCATCTGTTGGAGTTCCGACAACTGTCATTCTTTGATTACATTGTATAGTTGGTACTCTATTATTATAATTTATAGTCATCACTAAAATTATAATAGAAAAAAATTATTATTAAGAATATGATATAATATTTATATTTGAAATATTTGCATTGCTTTCCAACTGGCTTCTTTGGCGTTCCACTTGATTTTATTGATTATATTGATTATATGCTTGATTTCTTTGAGAATCCAGTTGATTTCTTTGAGAATCTATTTGATTTCTTTGAGTATCCAGTTGATTTCTTTGATTATATGCTTGATTTCTTTGAGAATCCAGTTGATTTCTTTGAGTATCTATTTGATTTCTTTGAGAATCCAGTTGATTTCTTTGAGTATATGCTTGATTTCTTTGAGAATCTATTTGATTTCTGGAGGGGAATTTTGGTATTTTTCTACCAGGGACTGTGAATGTTGTTGAGCATGTATTATTGGCTGGATTATATTTACAAAAATTATCTCCAGGAAGACCAGTATCTGGATAATTTTTATAGTTGTCAATATATTCTTCTGGAACAACAAAGAAGTCGTTATTTATTTTTAATGTAGGATTTTTAATGTAAGTATTTGTTGGGTAGTAGTCATAAAAATGGTTATATGATAAATTCGGTACATTACTTTCTTCAGATGTATAGCAGACATCGTTACCTTGGAGATATGTTACACTATTGCAGTCTTTATTTGAGTAACATTTTTGAAGACATTCATATTTTGATGGAGTTTTTTGGGTATTTTGGTATTCATTGTAGATATAATATCCGTCTTTTTTGTAGAAATTTTTTTGAATATTATTTGGGTCTTGACATCTTTTAGGTGCTTTATCGAATGTTTTAATATTAAATATTTTTTTTAATGTTTTTACAAAATTGTTTGAGTCATCTTCTTTTTGGTTAGATTTTGTTTTATGTTGAACACAGAAATTTGAGGGTTTCATATGAACAAAATTTGAGCATTTTGATTCCATACATTTTCGAGCGCATTTTAATGAGTTAGACATTTCATATTTGTTATTTGAAAATAAATCGAAATTATCTGGAATTTTTTTTGAATATTCTGCGTAATTTATAAGTGGGTTTGTATATCCAGGATATAATGTGTGTAAAACTAAATTGGGATTTAAACCTTCACACATATTTTTTTTGTATTGTTCTGGAACATTTCCCAGAGAAATTCTATCATTACATTTTACTGAAGGTAAATTATTATAATTCATTTATAATAATAAAGATTATTTTATGAAAGTCAAACACAATATTATAATTAATAATAGAATGGTTAATCCGATTGAGAATTGATTAAAATAACTGTCAAATTTGTAAGTTTTATTAATGAAATTTTCTTCTCTTTTTTTGTTTTGGAATCCTTCTGGGACACAAATTTTAACTTTTTGAACACCAGTTTGTTCAGGCGTGAAGTTATTAAAATAAGGTTTCTTTAATGGTCCCATTTCAACGTTCTGGATTACTGGATTTCCTCTTTTAATAAAAGAATAAGTACCATCTTGATATTCTAATTTATCTTTCATAGGTACCATTCCTTCAATTCCGTAGTATGTGCATGATGGTTTTCCATCTGGAGCGAACTTATAAGAATAACCACCACAATCGTAGCTTTTAGTGCACCAATTTTGGCAATCTTCTGGCATATCAAATTCATCTGATTTTGGATTTTCAATCATCTTTTTAGTCTGGGAATTAAATTTTAAATTATCATATCGATTATAATCTTCAGTATATGGAAGATAACCATTTGGAGGATTTGGTGTTCCGTTTTCAGTTGCCAATCCCATGTAATCTCTATCATAATAAGAAATCTGAGAAATTTTATTTTGACATTTTTTATCACCTTTTTTACATTCAGTTTGAATTTCACCGTTAAATAATAATTGTCCTTGAGCTCCAGTATCAATAACTGGTGGACAATTAGGTGGGATACAAACACGTGGTGGTAGTGGTTCTTTCTTTTTTTCTTTTAATTCCTGGGCATCTATTTCGTCAAAGTAATAGTATTCACTGTAAATAAAATCATCTTTTTTACATAATCTATCTAATTGTCTGGAAGTTAATTTTGAAGCATCAATATCTTCTTCTGGATAGAAATGTTCAGTTGGTGAAGGTTCTGGAGAAGTTACGCCAGACTGATTAGGAACAACCATTGAAGTTAAACATTGATTAGTTCCCAAATCGAATTTGCAAAAGCTATCTCCAGGTTTTCCGAATGTTGGGTATTCTTTATAGGTGTTATCGTAACTATCTGGGACATTAAATAAATCGCTTTTTGTTTTAATTGTTTGATTTTTTACATAAGTATTTATTGGCCACATTTTATACATGTCATTAGGGACTGGAATAAGATTTTGATTAATATCTGGTGTATTTTTTTTAGCGGTATAACAGGTGTCATTTCCTTCCATGAAAAGTGCGGTTTTGCAGGAATCGTTTTGAAGACATTCATTTAAGCATTCATTTTTTGATAAGTTAAATTTAATACCTCCTAATGGTTCAGTATTTCCATAATCGTAAGGACCATTTTGTGGGAAGAAATTATCTTCGACATTATTTGCTGGGGTGGTTAATCCTTGTATTTTGTCAAAGTTTGTGATTCTTTTGTAGATTTGGCTGTACATTTTTCCATTTTCTGAATTATCATCAATTCTTGTTTTTTGTGATTCTGGCAGTAACATGCATGTATTAGGTGGTTTAAGATATTGATAATTTGAGCAAGTAGAGCTATTAATACATTTTTTAGCACAGTCACTTTTAGAAGTGTTTGAGAAATTATAATTTTCATCAGGGACTGAATTAAAAGTAAAATTATTTGGAATTTTTTGAGCATATTCTGTAAAATTTGTGGCAGGGTCAGCTATTCCAGGGAATAAGGTTGAATATACTTTATCTGGATTTAGTCCTTCACAAACAGTTTTTTTATCTTTATCTTGTGCACTTATCAAGGATTCTCTATTATTACATGGTATTGAAGGTAAATTATTATAATTATTAATCATCCTATATTATTGGAGAAAATAATAAAATTAAATTCGGCTTATATATTAATGATATTTAATAATTCATATGAGCTTGTTTTTGGGATATATTTAGCTGTAGCATCTTTCTTTATAGCATATGCGATGATTGGTTCGGATAAGGAAATTTTTATGCGAAACACTTCTCTAAATTGGATATTGATAACTTTTTTCATAGTTATATTCTTTCTTTTTGGATATTTATTTAAAAATTTAATTTTATCTTTCAGAGACCCTAAAAAGAGAACAGAGAATCAATACATTTCAACAAAAGAAGTTCCAACAGTAAAAGCAATTAGAACAGAATAATTTAGGGATAATTTTTCTTTTTCTTTAGAAAAAGAAACTATTATATAATAATGCAGGATGCTTGGTTAGTAGTTTTATTAATTGTTATATTTGTTATATTTTTCAGTTTAAATATGGGTTTTTATGGTAAACCTCTTGGTAACATGATTACTCAAGCAGGAGTTGGTAGTATTCTTGCTGGTCTCTTTTTTGGTATTGTTCGAGAAGTAATTATGGGAAAAACAGCAAACACAACATTTACCTTAATAATCATGATTGTATATTTTCTCTGGTATATGTGCATGAAAGGTTTTGCAATGTTAATTGTTAAACAAACAGATCCAGATGTTGCAGTTACCAAACAATCGCTAAGAAGCACAGTTGATACAATGTCAGAAACAAAAGATGATTTGATTAATAAAAGTAAAAAAACTGAAAGACCTAAAATTTCATCACTATATGGAGTATTCATTTCCGTTTTAATGATTCTTATAGTTATTATTCTAATTTTAACAATGTATTCTCAAAGAGGAAGTGGGGATACTGGATCTCAACTTATGACATACAGTATAATGTTAACAGTAATGATAGGTTTATCTGTAATATTCTCATTCTTATCAGGAGTAAGACTCGATTACGATACCAAAATAGAAATCCTAAGCTACACAATAGCTTACGCAGTAATATTCGCAATATTAACATCAATATTTGTCTTCAATAATTTTTCAATTAAATCAGCAGTAACTTCGTCAATAATATTCTTTGTCTGGCTCAGTTTATCTCAATCAATTTCTAATTTTCTAACATATAATCAAGGATACGTAAATAGAACTTAATCATTTGAAATTACCTCAACATACTTTTCATATAATTTTTTCGTAGGTACAAGGTAAGGCTTGTATGATAATAACAAATTCAATGATTTATTAATGGTAACATCACTAATATTACATTTTTGTGAAACTTCATTTCTATCTATGTTCAAATCATAAATAGTCGAAACAAAAAATATACATCCAACTGCTACAGAAATAGGAGTATTTTTAATAACAATCCCTAACTGTTGAGCAACATAAGCAACATAACAACAAATCTTACGATATGTATCTGCAATACCAAATTGAATGCAAATTCTATTAATCTCATCTTCAGCAGAAACCGGTTTCATCTTTGCATAGAACTCTGGCTCCTTCTCAAAAATTTGCTCTCGATAAAAATTAATTCCCTTTGTCAACTTCTTCTTACCAATATTAAACTGCTTACTCAATTTTTCCTTATCCAAAATAATATTTCTCCTTTCAGATGCAAACAAAACACAAGCAGCCATATTACTATGTTTCTTCGAACCTCTCTTGTTACCTCCATCCTCACTTATAATTTTAAAATTGTTCTTCGACTTGTCAATAATTGCTTCACTAACAATATCGTCAGCACATGTATCCATATGCTGAAAATTTTTCAATAATCTTCTCTCATCATAATCCATCGAATTATACTTATGATACCTCCTAAAACTCTGATAACCATGTCCTCCAATAACAGTAGACAAAGATGCTTTCATAAAATGTTCATTTACTGGCATTCCAACTCTTGATGGGTCTGCTTGTCTCCGAATATCATCACACGATGGAGACCTCCATTCAGGACCAGATTCAAGAATTTCACCATTATGTCTACCACAATTACAACAAATGTAAGCACCTTCTTCAGTATCCGCGACACATTCAAATTTACCACAAAAATTACATAAATTATTAACCATTATGAGCCTCTGCTCGGTAACATTGCGTCTTAAAAAGGATACTATCTTCTTAGGTTTCTCATCTTCTTCATCAAATGACTTCAAAATTTCCTGGAATTTGCGGGCATCCAGGTCTCCCATCCTCTGATAAATGTCAGTTGCCATATTATTTCACAATTTCAATAGATACTTTAAAAATCAATTTTTTACGCATTCTAATTTATTTTTATTAATTTCTTTTTAAATCGAAAATTTTCTCCGAGTTATTAATGATAACAAATAATCAGGCAATTTTATTATTCTTTTTAATAATATATTTTCTTCCTCAATTATTTTCAAATGTGTGGTTCAAAAATTTAGAAATGGGAATTCCAGTTGCCAAAAATTATATTCAAAATTTTGTTTCCTCAATTGTCTTAATTGGACTTGTAGTTTTTTTTGGTAGTCCAAACTTAATTAACATTTTTAATTATCCACAAATACCAATGATAGTTTTTGCAACTATTCTTTTTAGTTTTGCATTTGTTTTGGTTTATTGTTTTGCTAAAAGAGCAATTGATAATCAAGTTGAAAAAGATAAAGCGAGAAATATTAATTCTGGAAAAAAAATTTTAATGATAATTATCATTGTTATTTATGGATTATTAGCAGTCATGTATTTACTTAATTATGGTTTCAAATTAGAATCTTGGAAAGATAGGAGTTATTTAGTTGTTGCAACAATTGTAATAAGTTTACTCTACTTTAGTTTCTATTATTTTAAAGATGATACTTACTATGAAAATAAATTTGTTTTACCATTGTACTTATATCCCTTATTATTCTTAACCCAAGGTGTAGGTTATACAATGTTTTCAACAATTTCATATTTTGTTATTTTCACGACAGTTGTAGCAAGTTGGGGATTTTTTGGTATAGAATGGTTTGTTGGTCCAGCAAAAAAATACGAAGGAAATATTAACAGAGAAATGTGTAAAGCTTATTTGGGAATTTCTGACGATGATACTGCCATGAATAATAATTTACCAAATCAAACTCAAATCAACACAAGAAATATTAATTACATGTATATTGCAATGGCTTTAATTTTTTGTACGTTTTTAATTGCGATAATTATGTCATTTGTTTCTCTTAAAAAAATAATAAATAGACAATAATAATGCCAGTTGAAATAATAAGTGGCTTATATTTGGGAAATAAAAATGATGCATACGATGTAAAATTTCTTTCATCCAGGAATATAAATGTTATTATAAATTGTACAAATGAGATTCCATTTTTAAAGGGATTAAATACGTTAGAATTGATTAGAATTCCAATTAGAGATGATTTTCCAGAGGAAGAAAAAGAAAAATTTAATAGAGAATATTATTATCAATTTGATTCTCTTTGTAGAATGATAGATAGGAAGTTAAGAAATAATAAAAATATTTTAATTCATTGTAGATATGGTAAATATAGGTCAACATGTTTGGTTATTTCATATATAATGTTTAAAACTAAAATGAAGTTAGAAAAAGTATATGAAATTATGTCGTGTAAGTATCCATTGGTAAAGTTAAAGAAGCATTTATTTTTAGAGGCATTAAAAATGTACGATGGAGATTTGAATCCAGTTTAATATTCTTTTTTTTGAGTGAAAAAAGAATCTATCTTTATTTTAATATGGGAAATGTATTAGGAACAACAGAAACAGAAGTTAAAGAGGTAAAACAAGCCCAGGCAGAAGATAAAATATTATTTGATAAAATTTTGAAGAAATCCCAGGAATTGTATAATTTGAATAAAGAGCAATTTTTGGACCCAAATTTTTGTGAGCGTATTGCTATAACTTATAGTAAAAAATTGTATCAATTGCCAGTGGAAAAGATTAGGACAATTCATGATAAAGTTGAAAATTCAACTGGAGAAAAAAATTTAGAAGTTACCATATCTTATGACCCTTTAAAGGAGGAAAAGTTTTTGGTTAATGAATTATCTGGTAGAATCCAGGAATATTTCAAGGGAAAGAAGTTAGTTAATAATTTAGATTATAAAGGTTTGAAAATATCTTTTCCAGATATTGCTTATGTTCAAAATAGAGTATTGTATTTACTGGATAATATGCAAAGGAGAGAATTAGAAAAGAAGCAACAAGGTGGTCATCCTTTATTTTTAGATGATTTTGGAGGAAGAAGAAATAATAATAACAATAATAACTTTTTTAATAACAATAATAATAATGAAAATCGATTTATAATCAATGAAAATGAAGAAGAGGAGGAAAACGAGTATGAAAGACCTAGATTTGAGCGGGAGGAGAGACCTAGGTTTAATAAGAGAGAAAGATTTGATAAGGGTAATCGGTATGAGAAGAGAGATAAGTTTCAGAAGAGGAATATTCCAGCTAATTTTAAGTCTGTTATTAAGAATGAGCCACCAAAAGAATTTACAGTACCACTTTATAAAGAAATCCAGGAAAAGTTGAAAACAATAAAAACGAATAAGCCAGGAAATATTTCAGAGACAACTCCAGCTGAAATAAAAGTAGGAAATATTAGAGAAAATAGTCCTCCAGAAATTAAACCAGAAAATATTACTAAAAAGAAAAATGAAACAATAAAAGAAGAAGTTAAAAGTATTTTTGAAGCACCAGTTGCATCTTTTACAAATATTTTTAAACCAGAAAAAATACAAGAAAACAAATTACCAGAAAAAATACAAGAAAACAAATTACCAGAAAAAATACAAGAAAAGAAATTTCCAGAAAAGAAATTTCCAGAAAAGTTGCCAGAAAAGAAATTTCCAGAAAAGTTGCGAGAAAAAGAAACGAAAATGAAAGATTATTACGCAAATGAAGATAAATATTGTGTTGATGAAAAACAACCATGCAAATTATCCAAAAAAGAAATGTGTGAAAAAATTATTTACCATTTTATTGTTCGAAATAACTTAATCGCAGCAATTACTAGTGTTGTTCCAACTCCAGATAAATTAGGAGAATATACTGGCAGTTTTACATATTCAAGATTGGAAAGTTTAAAGAAAGGAACATTTTGTTTACCACCATATTATAGTGATATCCAGGATGTAGATGAGAATCAACGCGTTTTAAAGATTTTGAAATACTTAAATTATCTTGACCCAAAAGATTGTACAACTAATGGTGGATTTTTATTAAAATTAAGTGATAATAGAATGCGTGAATTACTTTCTGATGAACGAATTGGTAAAAAATACTTTGAATTTGGAAGAAAAATTAACCAAATATACCAGGAATCATTAAATGCTCTTTATAATATCCTTATCCAACTTGAAAATAGTAGTAATTTAAGCACAAATATCCTTAATGAATTGAGTAAAAGAACTAAATATATTATTGATGAACTTTATATTAAAACCCAATTTAATTACTTACTGGCAATTTTAATAGTCATCGATTTTGATTTCGTTAAGAATAAAGAACTTAATGAAGTCAAAAAGAAAAGAATCGAAAAAATTATTAAAGAAGACTTTAGTCCCTAATATCAATATCATCTGGATTCGGTGCAGCCTGCTCATTAAAAGCAACACCCATATCACTTTTTAAATTTCCAATTGTATCTACAACTTTAACTGAAGCAACTATTGAGTTAATGGCATAAATTACGGTTCCAACAATATCCAAAGGAAGATTTGATAAACTTCCTCCTGGACCACCTTCGTTATAATTTATTTCAACATCTCCTCCTTTCATCTTTTTTCTTCCCATTTATTTATTATAGATTTTATTTCTTTGATTTCCGACCCTTTGGCTTCTCCTCAACCTCCTCCTCAATATGTTCAGCCTCAGTAGCTGGCTCATCATTATCAGCACTAGCTGGCACACATGGAACAACAAAACCAGTCTGATACCTTACTTTTCCATCTTCAATAACTGGAAACTTTGACTTAAGAAATCCAATGCCCATATTATTCAAAAAATCAGCAAAATTTTGCTGCTCTTCAGCATTATCAAAAGTAAAACTGGTTGCAAAACCTTCTTCTTGGTCGTCCTGTTGTGGCTGAAAGATTTTCATTCTCTATAAGAATTATATTTCAGTTTTCTTTATATTGTTTTTCACAAAAAAGTGAATTTTATTTTACTTAAATTTTTAAAATTCAATTATGCAAACACTTAGTAATTTTTTTACTACAAAAATCTCAAATCTTACTGATGACCAAAATATTGCATATCAATCCTTTTTGGCCGAAAAAAATATTCTTATTTCCGGCCAAGCAGGTACAGGTAAATCTCATCTTATTCGTAAAATGGTTGCTCATTGTGAGCGTATTCACAAAAATGTAGCAGTAACTGCAATGACAGGTGCCGCAGCTTGTTTAATCAACGGTAAAACAATTCATTCCTGGGGAAGTCTAGGAATGGGCGATAAATCTCCAGGATATCTGGCTGAAAAAATATTGAAGGCTTGGCCTAAGAGGACAAAATGGTTAAAATGTAAAGTATTAATTATTGATGAAGTATCCATGATGAATGCTTCATTTTTTGATTTATTGGAAGAAGTTGCCAGAATAATTAAAGGTCAGGATAAGCCTTTTGGTGGAATCCAGGTTATTATGTTAGGTGATTTTTATCAGTTACCACCAGTTGCAAAATTTGGAGAAGATAATAGATTTTGTTTTGAAAGTGAAAAATGGAATTTATGTATTAAAGATACAATTACATTAACTGAAGTTATGCGGCAAAAAGACCCAGTTTTTCAAAAAGTTTTATCAGACGTTCGTGTAGGAAGATTAAGTCCAGAGACAATTGAAATTATTAATTCCAGAGTTGGAGTTGAGTCTGATTTGAGCAATGGTATTAAGCCGACTATTTTATATTCAACAAGAAAATCAGTTGAAAGAATAAATAAGGAAGAATTTGATAAATTACCAGGAGATGAGGTAATTGAATATGAGACAACTTATGAGATAATTGGAGATAGGACTTCGAAAGTACGGGAAGATGAATTCCAGAGATTTATTGATATGGTAGATAGGGAAAATAATTATGATAAATCATTACAACTGGCTGTTGGCGCACAAGTAATGTTATTAAAAAATATTGACCAGGAGAAAGGTTTGGTAAATGGTTCAAGAGGAGTTGTTATTGATTTTGAGAGTGATTTTCCAGTTGTAAAATTTATGAACAATGAAATAATTACTATAAATCATCATGAATATTCTTATGAAATATCATCTATTTCTCAAATTATAGCGAAGCAAATACCGTTGGCATTGGCTTGGTGTACTACGATACATAAGTCGCAAGGGCAGAGTTTGGATTGTGTAAGAATAAATATAGGAAGTGGTATTTTTGAATATGGGCAGACATATGTTGCATTATCAAGGGCCAGGAGTTTGGAGGGGTTATTTATTGAGGAATTTGACCCTAAAAAAATAAGAGTACATCCGAAGGTTGCAGATTTTTTTGGAGAATAATTTATAATTAAGAAATTGGAACAAGGTCTGACCCCCATTTTGAGAATCCGGCATATACAGTTCTTTTTATGTTTATATCTTGTTGTTCTATGCTGACAGCAATTTCGTAAACAGGACGAAAACAGTGGTATGTCCAAATTTCGTTCATCATAATTTTTTGGCCGAGGTCTCTGACAGAGAATACGAGAATTTTTCCGGATTTGAATCCGATATAGAATTTTGGAACAACTCTGGCTTTTTCGACAGCGGAGGATAGTATTTCATCTTCAAATTCTTTTTTGATAACGATTTCAAATGTTTCTTGTTTGAGAAGGAAAATTTCCATTTTTGTGCAAGCAACAATAAAATTTCTGCACATTTTTGCGGTGACAATTGTGTTTTCAGAAAGTATTTTTTCATTAATAATTGTGTTGTCTCCATTGATAAGTTTAATTATATTATTATCTCTTATTAGTTTTTCATCTTCGAATTTTCTGGATTGAAAAATTGCTTGAGTTTTTTCTTCAATATTGGAATCTCTAAGAATTTCAATATTTTTCTTTGATGAACAAAAACAGGAAAATACCATGCTTATATATTGAATATTCATTGATATTTTTTATCAATTTTTTTTACTAAAAAAAATATATTTAAGGTATTTGTAATATGTATTCTAAAATGGAAAAGAGGTTTATTTTTGAAAACAATGAATATTTTATAAATACATGTGATTTGAGTGAATTATTTTTATTTGCGAGTGATATTTGGTGTGAATTTGATGTTGATTTAAGAAAACAGGTTCAAAAATATTGTTGTCAAAATTTTATGGAAGAAGAAATAAGGTGTACATTATGTAATAGATATGTATGCAAGTTTTGTAGAAAGGGAGATATTTGCAATTCTATGTGTTGTCGGATAAAAAACTTAAATTTTACACCTTTGGGAATTTTAAATGAGAAAAGGCAAAGGTGTATTTCAGTTGATTATATTATAAGATTTATGTTACACCAATGGAATCTTTTTGAGTTCACTGGCGAGAAAAATTTGGAATTTTTACGAGCCAAGTATTGTTTATCAGCAATCGAGGTGGTATTATATGGTAAAAATCAAAAAAGGAGTTTGAATAATTTTCCAGATGCAATTCCTGGATTGGATTCAAGTTTGAATGTATTTTCATCAAATTTATCTGAAATAATTAGGCCAGCAAATGCTAGAGAAATTTCCAGAGGGATATCAATTTTGTAAGCATTGTAGCTTCCATAATATTTTATATTATTTTCGATGAAAAAGAATTTTAGATTTTTGTTCATGAAAATATTTTTATTTTGAACTGCTTCTGCTAGGGCTAAATTAGAAAATTCCAGAGAATTTTCAGGGTCAGTTCTCCACTGTGATTTTTTTTCAATTCCATAACCAGCTAAATACGCACCAGGTCCAGCATCAACTAAATTACTTATTTTAGTATCATTATTTAAACAAGATGTTGTTTTATTATCAAAATCGTATGTGGAGATGTTTTCTATTGGTAAAGCGAGTTCTTTGACTCTACCAAAAAGACATTCATTTGTGATATCAAAATAATTATTATTGATTTTTATTGAAATTGCTCTAATAGAAAAATGAAGCAAATCGGCTGTTGAAACTGAAAAAATTCTTGTTAAAAATTTAATTTCATATGAGATATTTGAAACGCACTCAATTATTTTATTCGTGTCAAAAATAGCAATAAAAATATTATATCCATTTTTAATTGAACGCACTTTTTCTTGAATATCTGGCAAAAATTCTACGATAATATTTCGATTAGTCCCATATTCATTCACAAAGTTTGATATAAAATTATAATTAAATCTATCATATATTACAATCCATTTATTCATGTATAATTTATCTAACAAAAAATAATTTTTTATTTTTTGTTTAGTTGTTTTAATTATATGAAATTTTAAGCGGCATTCTGAACGTGACTAGCAGCACCACGACCTCTTCCTGGACGTGTAGCACCTCGGAAAACATGCGAATTTCCTCGGAATGGTGCACCAGTTCTAAAAGGAAGTGAAACCGATGGACGAGTAAAACTTACTGGCTGTTGTCCAGTAGCGGGAGCAGTAGAAGGACGTTGCTGGAATTGAGGAGTCTGTTGCTGGTGATGCTCTTGTTGGAATTGTTGCTTCTGGAATGCAGGACGAAAACGAGGGGTTCCCTGAGGACGCTCCCAACTTACGAAAATAGCACACTGACGTGGGTTATTAGGCTTACGCTGAAGGAAAACACGGAGCTGGTTCTCACGACGAGTCTTCTCATCAGAAGACTCATCTTCTACCTTTGAATCAAAATATTCACGCAACTTTGAAATTAAAGTCTCCTCCAAAGCAATTCCAGT